TTATCCGGTGAGGGCCGGGATCACGAACACGAGCAGCAGCGCCACGGAGGCGATGGCCAGGGCGGCAGCGAAGCGTTTCGGCGGCCAGAGCACGCCGAGCAGCGATTCGACGACGGCGTAGATGAGCAACACCGGCGTGCCGTAGGCGACATGACCGGCCTTGCCGAGCAGCGACGGGCTGGCCTGCACCCGAACCTTGAGCTGACGGAACACGGTGGCGACCGACGCCGGGCGACGCTCGGGCAGCGCGTGGTCGCCGACGACGGCCACCCCGAACGCCGTCTTGGTCCGCCCCCAGACGGGTCGCAGCACGTCACGAGCCGAGCGACGCGCGACAGGCGGGGAGGCGGTCGGGGCGGGCGCCGCCTCCTCAGGGGATTCCTGCTCGTCCGTCGCGTCCGGGTTGGCGCGCGGAAAGGGCAGCACGACGGCCGCCGGTTCGGTGTCGCCGCCCTGCTCCGGTGCGGGGTCGGTGGTGTTGTCGAACAGGCCGCCGATCTTCACAGGGTCTCCCATCAGGTGATCTCCGCTTCGATCTCGTCGGCCGTCGCCTTGAGCTGGGCGGCGAGTTTGCGTCGGGCGGTGGCCGCCTTCGTTGCGTGGCGGGCGTGCAGCACGGCAAGCGCGAGGCGGATGCGGTCCCAGTGGATGGCCATCCGCTCCTGGTCGGTCGTCGCCGCGGCCAGCTTTTCGGCAGCCCGATGCTGTCGGTCGCGGAAGCTCCTGCGCCCCACGTTCTCCTCACTCCCTGTGATCGCTGTTAAGGTTGCCTCGCGCGCCTGTGCGCCTGCGCGCCTCGCGCGCCTGCGTTGGCGGCCGGTCCTCCGCCTCACCGGAAGCGACCGGCGCGCGGCAGGGCCGCGCGGCCCGTCACGCTGAGCGATGTTCATGGCTGCTCCCCCGCGATCTCGGCGAGGCCGCCGTCCCAGTCGATGCGCATCCCCTCGCAGCCGTAGGGCACGGCGCGACAGGTGCGGCCCAGGAACGCCACCACGGTGAGCAGAGGGATCCGCCACACCTGGCCCTCGGTGTCGAACCGCCCAAGCAGGAACGTGGGATCGTAGGCACACGGCTGGACGTCGGCGTTGCCATACCGGGTGGCGAACGCGCGGCTGTCGTCGAGCAGGGCGCGCGGGTACGCGGTGAACCGGCCGGGCTCGTGGTCGATGCGGACCAGCAGCGGATCGGCGGTCCGGTAGGTGAGGCTGCCGATGACGAACCGCTCGGGGTCGTCCTCACGCCATAGCGGGAGCGGCGCCCACAGCGAGCTGGCGGCTGCGGTCTTCACGGCTGGTTTCCCTTCATGTACTCGTCGCGCAGCAGTCGCGCCGAGTCGGGCGCGCATTCCAAGGTCTTGCGGATCGACTCGGCGGAAGTCGGGTTGAGCTGCCCGGCCGCCCGCGCGTCGTCGAACTCCGCGCGCAACTCGTCGAGGGTTCGCCGCCGCTTGGCCCGATTCGATAGGCCCTTGCTGCCTCGATTCGGTCCAGGGCGGCGGGTCGATCCATTGGGGGTCGATGGAACCGATGCATTGACCCTCGATCGAGTCGATCCATTGAGGGCCGCCGAGGTCGATGGATCGAGCCTCGCGGGGGTCGATCCATCGAGGTCGATCGGCATCTGATCTGCGTGGACGGCTGGTGCGAGTTCGCCGAGCCGGTACAGGGCGCGCTGCCGGCGGGTAGCTCTGAAACGCCAGCCGTAGCCGAGCCAGCCGTGCGCGTCCTGAAGGTCGGTCTTGGCGAGCACCCGGTCGCGCTCCCGGTGGAGCGCTGCCGGGTAGGAGCGGACCTCCCACAGCACCATGCGCCTCCACAGCAGGAACGTGCTGCGCGGCGCGAGCAGCCAGCGGGACACGCGGATGCCGTCCATGCGGGTGCCTGCCGCCACCCCGGCCCAGACGCGGGCGACGTGCGCGCCGATCTCGACACCGACCACCCACAGCAGCGGCAGCGCAGCGTGCGCGACCATCCCGAACAGGTCGGCGGCCCCGGCAACGTTGAGGTAGATGGTCGCGCCGGCCAGCGACCACGGGATCAGGCGCAGCCAGGCGAGGCGCATGTTGAGCCGGGCGAGCAGGATGTCGAGCGCAGAGAACACGAGGATGCCCAGGTCGATGCCGACCGGGACGAGGAAGGAGAACACGCCGAACCTCGGGTGGGCAGCCTCGGCCACGGTGCCGAAGCTGACGACGAAGCCGATCAGTCCGAGCAGAGCGACCCCGGCGATCACGACGATGGCGAGACGTTGCGCGGCTGCGGAAAGGGTGGGGAGGACTCGGGAGGGCAGGCTGGGTGTGCGTGAGGACGGAGTCACAGTCGGGCCCCTTTACGTTGTATGCAAGCTCTAGTGCTTACGTCAACGGCCGGGGTGACTGCGGGCGTGCGGCAGGTGGCGGGCACGAGTGTAATGGCAGGCGGGAACACTGCCATGATGTGGCTCATCCCGGTTCGCGTCCTTTCAGCAGAGTGGACCGGGTAGGGCTCCGCCTCCGGGGGCAACCGGGGGCGGAGCCTGCTGGCATTCGGTTGTGATCTTTGGCGTCCACCCGTGTGATACTGGCGGGACCGATTCGCGTTTTGGTCGGCGCGAGTGGGATTGGTCCCTTCGGGTGGGACTTCCGGGCGGTTCTGGCGTTGAGCCGGGGCCGCCCTGTTCTACTTTGAATACTTTTAGTTACCTAGGCAACTATTGCTTGTGCGGGCAGCATGCATCGCGCCCACCAAGGCTGTCAAGCAGACCAGGCAGGCGAAGTGATCAAAGGCGCGGTACTCTCGCCGAGAATGCCCGCCGTCGCAGCAGGAGCCGCCCGTGGCCGCCATCCGCTATCGCGAGATCGCCGACCAGTTGCGAGACGCGATCAGCGACGGCACCTACCGGCCCGGCGACCTACTCCCCCAGCAAGACGAGCTGATGAGAACTCACCACGCGTCCAAGGGCACGATCAACACTGCGATCCGGGAACTCCGATACGAGGGACTGATCAGCCGGGCGGCGCAACGCGGACGGCTCGTGGTCCTGGACAACCGGCCCGTGCTCATCGACCTGTCCTTGACGGCCAGCACGGGCGGCGGGCTCGGCCCATGGGAGACCGCATGCAAACGGGCGGGCATGGACGGCCGGATGACCGTGACGGCCGCCGCGACCGTCGAGAGCGACCCAGACATCGCGCAAGCCCTCCAGATCCGAACGGGCCAGCCGGTGATACGGCGCGACCGGCGCGCTCTGCTCGGCGGCCAGTCGGTCATGCTCGACACGGCCTTCTACCCGGCGTCCCTTGTGGAGAGCACGCCCCTCGCCGGCGAGGGATCGGTCTCGGGCGGCGTCTACGCGGCGCTGATCGACGCCGGACTGCTCGACCCGGCGACGGCCACGACGACCGACATGATCCGATCTCGGGCTGCCACGGCACGAGAAGCTGAAAGGCTGAAGGTGCGGCCCGGCAGCCCGGTCTTGGACATCGAGCGGATCACGCGCGACGGCGAGGGCCGCCCGGTCGAGCTGCTGCGCCGGGTGGCGAACGGCGCACGTGTCCGAGTCGTTCATGACGCGCGCACCATCACTGTCTAATCACCAACGTCGCGACCTGCGTATTTACGTCTTACCGCGTGACCGCGCAAGCAAAAGAACTTGCGCTCTCATCGGCCTCCCATGCTACGGTTTCGATCAGTTAAACCCCTCCGAAATCCACCATCCCGTCGGGCTCGGAGCGGGTACGGATCGAATGGCGTCGGTTATCTCTTTCTGCAAAAAAGATCACACCCGGTGCCGCTTCTCACATCCGTATCCGCTCCCTGCTCGACGGTCGTCGGCGCGGTTCGGAGAGGGCACGGGTCGAAGTTCGTCGGTTACCACTTCTAATGGGGCGGTCGCAGGTTCGAGTCCTGCCCGGGGCTAACGCTCCGGTAGCTCAGTTGGCAGAGCACCTAAACGCCGGTGAACATCCCACATCCGTGTCTTCTCCGAACCACACCGATCCACTCGTCAGCCCTATCGGGAGCACGGGTCGAATTCTGTCGGTTACCACACAGGTAAAGGTTCGACTCCTTTCCGGCCCACTCGTGGGCCAGACGCCCAGGTCGGCTGGGCACCCGGCAGGAGCCCCACATCCGTGCCACCGGCAAGGCTGACGATCACGGGGAGTGCGGGTCGAAGTCGTTCGGTTATCCTCCGGAACCGGCGGTCGCGGGGTTCAAGTCCCCGCTGCGCGGCCTGGCCGCGCGTAGCTCAGCGGTAGAGCTCCGGTCTTGATCCGGTCGGCACACCCATATCCGCCCTCCCCTCCCCCACATCCGCCACCTGGCGGGTCGAACCCCTTGGAGATCCTTCATGGCCCGCAACCGTGACCCTCTCGCAAGCGTTTCCGCATTCGCCACCCCGCAGACCCAGCGGCTGCCCGGACGCACCGAGCAGGTGAAGAACGCGGCGGGCGGCTATGTCTTCGACAAGGACCTGTGGCGCAAGCTGGAGGACTTCCTGATCCTCGGCACCACTGGCGGCACCTACTACGTCAGCGAGAACAAGCTGACCGCCGACAACGCCGACGTGCTGTTCAACGCGATCGCCGAGGACGGCCCGCGCGTCGTCGAACTGCTCACCGACATCTCGACCGCACGCCCGCCGCGCGCCCCGAAGCAGCGCCCGGCGCTGTTCGCGCTGGCCGCCGCTTACGCCAAGGGCGACCAGGCCACCCGCCAGGCGGCCAAGCTGGCGCTGCCAAAGGTGGCGCGCACCACCGACCACCTCGCCCAGTTCTTCGGCTACTACAAGAACCTCGGCGGCAAGCCGACCGCTCACGGCACCGCGCCGATCGTCGGCCGGTCACTGCGCACGGCGCTCGCCTCCTGGTTCCTGTCGGACCGCGCGGACACCGTCGCGTTCAAGGTGTGCAAGGCCCGCCAGCGGAAGACCCCGCAGGGCGAGGCGTTCGACCTGCGCGACGTGCTGCGCATCGCCCACCCCAAGGCGGACAGCCCGGAGCGGGCGCGGCTGTTCGGCTGGATCGCCGGGAACGTCTCCGACGAGGACGCGCGCGACGTGCTGGAGTCGGTGGACCGGTTCCTGACCGCCAAGGCCGTCACCACGGCCCGCGAGGCGATCCGCGTGGTCAACGAGCGCAAGGTGCCGTGGGAGTTCCTACCGGACGCGATGCTGCGCGAGCCTGCCGTGTGGGACGCCCTGATCGACACGGTCGGCATGACCGCGCTCATCCGCAACCTGTCCCGCATGACCCGCATCGGCACGCTCAAGCCCATGAGCGACGCCACGCGGCGCGCGATCGCCCGGCTCACCAACCAGGAGGCGCTCCTTCGGGCGCGCATCCACCCCATGGACGCCTTCCTCGCGCTGCGCGTCTACGGCTCCGGCCGGTCCCAGCCCAACCCGCGCGCCGACGCGCAGACGTGGACGCCGGTCCCGGCGATCCTCGACGCGCTGGAGGAGACGTACGAGCTGTCGTTCGGCAGCGTCGAGCCCTCGGGCCGGCGACTGCTGGTCGCGGTGGACTCGTCCAGGTCGATGTCCGGGAATTGGGGCGGCAGCGGTGTCGTGGTCGGCGGTTCGTCGATCGGTTCGCCGTACGAGGTCGGCTGCGCTCTGGCCGTCATGCTGGCCCGCATCGAGAAGGGGAACGTGCACGTCATCGACGTGGACACCAGTGTTCACGCCTCGAAGGTGACGCCGCGCACCAACCTGCGGGAGATCAAGAGCTGGCGGCCGTCCGGCGGCGGCACCGACCTGTCGTTGCCGTTCCGGTGGGCGCGCGAGCAGCGCATGGCGGTGGACGGGGTCGTCCTGTTCACTGACAACGAGACGTGGGCCGGGCGGTCTCACCCGTCGCAGGAGCTCGAAGCCTACCGGCGTACGGTGGCGCGTGACGCCCGCGTGATCGTGGCGGCGATGACGGCGGCGGGCTACTCGATCGGCGACCCTGCCGACGCGGGGGTGCTGAACGTGGCGGGCCTGGACGCGTCGCTGCCACTGATCGTGAACGGGTTCATCCGCTCATAGGGACCCGCCCCGCCAACAACACGCAAGAATGGCCCGCCTCCCAAAGTGGGAGGCGGGCCGTTGAGTTCGTCATGTCAACGTGAAGCATCGGGGCAAGACTCGACGTAGCTGCCGCATCAGCGCATGTAGAACTCGATGTCGAGAACGTTTATGAGTTGTCCACAGGCCGCCTGTCAAGCTAAGCGGATATGGTTGGGCCAAGCTCCTTGACTGCTTCTTCCGCTGTTTTGATCACTAGTCCGAGGCTACGACGGAGCTCGTCTCTGTTCTTGAGCATTCTACCGTCGCGAGTCACGAAGACATCGTGTCCCTGCATGAGATGTGTGGTCAGGTGATGAACATCGTCGATCTTTTTGGCCTGTGCCTGCCGGTGGCCCAAATTCGTCTCATCGAGGTGGCCGACTTGGAGATGCTGAGGCAGCAAGATGCGCTGGATCTCCTGGTCGGATGCAGCTGTATCGTCTCCCGCCAGGAAAACGCCGCCGTCTAGCGTACTCATTGCGTAGCCCAGTCGCAGCGGCCCGCGGGTATATCTAATCTCGGGTCGGGCGGCCAACCACGCAAGATTGGCCACGCGGTGGCCATCGTTCGTGACGCGCAGTTGGTCGGCTGTAAATGCCTCGGTGATCCACATTTCGATCCGACCTTGCCGCGCAAGCTCAACAAGACGATCGACAGCTTCCCAGTGGAACTGCTGTCTCACGGAGTCGATGATCGCATTAGTGTCGAGAGTGTACTTTGGCGCTGCTGGAAACTGCTCGGTCATGGGACCATCGTCCCGCTCGATTCGCTGGCGCGCCCGCTTTTTGGGAAGCTTCGCCCACTTGAACAGCGACTAGCACAACCGGACACCATCCGCTCGCGTGTAGGCGAGGCTGCATCCGAGTCCAGCCAGTGGGCGCCCACCCCTGGAAACGCGCACTGGATCTTCGAGGCAATACGCGACCCGGACGAACAGCCCGGCGAGGTGCGGTACCCCGCGCCCCGGAACAAGGAGGCAGGGAACCGGAGACCGGCGTGGACTCTGGCAGCGCGCGATCGCCTTCACTAGGTTGAACTCTAACTAGCCCATAGTTAGAGTTAGAGCATGGGTACTACGCCCCGCATGACCATCCCCACCCAGCTCGTCCTCCGCGCCCTGCTCGAAGATCCCACGCGGGAGATGTACGGGCTGGAAATCTGCCGGGCCGCCGGCCTCGCGCCCGGCACCATCCACCCCATCCTCGCCCGCTTCGAGGGCATCGGCTGGCTGGAGTCGCGCTTTGAGGATGTGGAGCCGCGCGAGGCGGGCCGACCTCGCCGCCGGTACTATCGACTTACGCCGCATGGGGCAGAAAACGCACGCAATACTCTTCTCCGCACATCAGCCAGGTGGATGACTCTTGTGGCGCGTTCGCGAATGGCAGATGGCGCATGATGGAGATGGATCCTTCTGCGGCCAACGCTGTCATCGGCAAGGCCTCCACCGATAGCTTAGCTCGCATCATCGCAGTAGCGCTGATGGACGCCCTAAACATCATTCAGTTCGCGCGTAGACACAGCGGAGACGATGGGCTTTGCAGCGAAAACTGCGTCTCACAGTGCGATGTCGGTCTATATAGATGGAAAGTACTTGATGCCCACAGATATACTGCGGCCGCACTAGCGATAACTCGGCAACTTACCGAGAATCTGGCCAGCGAGATCGCAGATAGATCAAAGAGAATTCCTTCTCTTAGTGTTCTCTCCGTCGCGTCAAGCCTTGTCGGGAGTTTGGAAACCATCAATCGACTCACGTATGGGCTTAATTCCGCTGATTCTATGTTCGGCGGAGGCAATAGGCGCATCTACGGCACCAAGGATGCTCTGGAGTTGCATGAGCGGCTAGAGGCGGCCACCCAGATCGCTTGCACACTTGCCGCTAGCATGGACGCTGATGTAGCGGAAATCGGCGGGCTTCGACGGCAAGGCAATACGTCCTACACCGCCGAATGGCTCATCCTCAAAATAATTCAGCAAGTCCCTCCACGCCACCGAGCGCGTTACGCCGAGGAGTTTTGGACGGAACTACGCGAACTGGCAATGGCCAACACTTCCCGTCCGTTCCAAATTCTCTACGCCGTTCAGCAGTTGTCACAGGTGCGGCAGCTTCGGGCAGCCCTCCAGGCACTCGACCAGTCACGCTTCTACCGGCTTCGCCGCATGGCGTGCTGGATTCTCGCTTCCGACTGGCGAACCTGGGGATTCCTCGGCCCACTGATGGCGTTCGCGATCGTGAACGTGCATCTCCGGCAGGGTTGGGGCTCGGCGTTCTTCACGATCCCAGGTGTCGTGGCCTTCTATGCGGGCGTGGAGTGGCTGAGAAAGCGCTGGGTGGTGGAGTTCAAGCGGCGGGGCCGGTCGCGCGAGAGATCTTCCAGCGAATGAGCACGCAAAATGTGCCCTACCATCCCCGGCGAGGGACGGCAGGGCGCGTGAGTCCATGTAGCGGGTGCGGGCTGATCCGGCTTATGAGGCCGTCGAGCACAGCCGGTGCTCCTACCCGCGTCGCATGGCAGATCGAGAACCTAGGATCGGTCTGCCATGGCCGACACCTCACGATACCGGGCTCTCGATGGCGAGAGGGCCCAGATTACGCAAGCAGAACTGCTAGTGCGAGTCGTCGATCCGCTGTGGCTTGGACTGTTCGGCGTTCGGCACCGCGTATACGCCGAGCGCCGTCAGCACGGCGAGGACCGCGTTGACGATCTCGGTGGCGGTGAACACATCGTCGGACACCGCGCCGTTCACGGCCACGATTGCGGCGAACAGGGCGGCGACGATGGTCTTGGCGTATCGGCTTATCTTCATGAATGCCTCCAGGCATGCGAAAGGCCCGCCGTTTGGCAGGGCCTCGGTTCTCACTTGCAAGTTGAGTGGCCTGGTTCGGCCAACTCTGTCATTCACAAATCGGTGTCCGGCGCTGGCGTATCGGTTACCGTCCCGACCATGACCACGCCCGACGACCCTACAGTCCGGCTGCAGCTCCCCACGCAGCCGCCGCAGCCGGTTGTGAGCAGTTCGCCGCCGAAGCAGCAGCGGCGCGTGACAAGGACATTCAAGAACCTGGCGCGGCCGACGCCTGCCCCGGCTCCAGCGCCTCCCGAGAAGCGTCGATGGCTCAGTGGGCACAGACCGCGCGTGACACCACCGACGCAGGCCGAACTGGACACGTTACCCGTCAAGGACCGGCAGGAGCTGTACGACACGCGACGGCAGCGGCCCTGGCAGCACCTCACATCGCTGGGGGTGCTGTTCGGCGTGCTGTTCACCGCAGGTGGGCTTGTCTACACGGCCAAGACCTGGGAGACAGGGCAGGAAACGCTCCGGACCACGCAGCAGCAGCAGATCACGGATCGCTATACAAGGGCCGTCGAGCAGATCGGGGCGGACAAGTCGGTCGAGGTGCGCATCGGCGGACTCTACGCCCTCGGACGGATTACTAGGGACTCTAGCGCTGACGCTACGACTGTTGAGGAAATCATGGTGGCGTACATCTTGGAGCATGACGGCAAGACCGGAGCCACCCGCACTTTTACTCCGTCCGAGGACGTACCTTCCTGGAAACCCGGCGCTGACGTTCGTACCGCCGTGAGAGTGCTCGGAACGATCCCCCGGGCTGGCTGGGGAACGCCCATCCTCTTCACCGCTGATTTTGTAAGCGCGGACTGGCGTGGTGTGAATCTCCGTGATGCATATCTGTCCTACGCGAACCTAAGCCGCGCACGCCTGAACGTCGCGGACCTGGCCAGCGCGGACCTGTCCCACACGGTGTTGACTAGGGTGAATCTGTTCGGCGCGCGTTTGAGCGACGCGAACCTGATCGGTGCGAACCTGACCGAGGCGGAGTTGATCCACGCATACTTGGCAGACGCGGTCTTGACCGACGCGTACCTGGCCGACGCCGTCCTAACCGGCGCTGTTCTAACCGGCGCCAACTTGACTGGCGCTGACCTAAACGGCGCCAAGCTGACTGGCGCGGACCTGCGCGGCGCCGTCCTGACCGGCGCAGACCTGACTGAGGCGCACCTCAACGGCGCAGACCTGCGGAACGCCAAGGGCATGAGCCCAGAGCAGATCCGCAAAGTCGCGATCACGGACAGCACCACCAAGTTCTAAGCCAGCGATCACACCACCCGCAGCAGTGCCGCCCACGTCTTCGGCCCGCACACACCATCGGTGGGCAGCTTCGCGGCCTTCTGGAACTCCTTCAGCGCGTCGTACAGCGGGTCACCAAACTGCGTGTCGTCCACGCCGCCGTTCAACCCGTAGTCCCGCGCGTGCAGCAGGTAGAACAACGTCTTGACGTGCCAACGCAGCGGGTCGTCTGCCGTTTTGCCTGCGCCGTGACGCAGCGTGGGCAGTTGCTTCACGATCTCCTCCATCCAGGTCAGCTCAGGGGCCGGCGCGGGCTTCACGCCCGAATAGGCGGGGTATCCGTAGCCGGAGATGCAGGCGTGGGAGCGGCGGTGCCGCATGACGCGGTTGCTGGTGTTGCCCTCGATCGTCGTGATCGTGCCGTCGCGGTGGACCGCTTCGACGATGCCGACGTGATCGATCGCGCCGATCATGTTCTTGCTTCCGGCCCAGTCGAAAAAGACGATCGCGCCGCGCCGTGGCGCCTGCCCCCAGCGGCCCCTGTCCTTGAACCAGTCGGCGTAGGTGGGGGTGTAAGCGAAATCGCCTACGTCAGGCAACAGCTTCGCCTTGTCGGCGGCCCAGGCGAGGAACATCGCGCACCACGGCTGCTTGGCCCACCAGTCCGGCTTGTCGTGCCGCTCGGCCCACCACGCGCCGTACCGGGTCCAGCCGTCGCGGCGCTCGCCCTGGCCGAGTTCGCCGCGGACGATGTCGAGCAGGACGTCTTCAGGCCGCTTCGGCATGCGTCACCTCCCCCGCGTCGATCCAGACGATCTGTGTCGCTCCCCCGTGGCCGTGGATGGCTTCGACGTCGTCGAGGCAGCTCCAGTGGACGAGGGAAGGTCGTGCGCCGCGCCAGCGCACCGAGACGGAACCGTCCGGCCAGAGCACGCCGTCTGCCACCCGGCCGGTGCCGGAGATGCCGCTGACGTCGTGGTCGCGTTGCAGGAAGAACAGGCGTGGATAGATGTTCACTGCTCCTCCTGGGATTCGTCTTCGACGACGGAGCCGGGCTCTTGTGGCACCTCGTCCTGGGGCGGGTCGCCGGCGGTCAGTGCTGCGGCGTTGTAGGGCGCAAGCGGCAGCGCCTCGTGTTCAGGCATGGGGAACCTCGGTAAGGGGTCGATTTGATGAGATCAATTCGGTGGTGTCGCCACTGATCAAGGCGACGAAGGGCTGCCGCGTCAGCCTTGGGTGAGCTGGATCAGCGCGATCACCGCGCTGGCCACGGTCACCAGCAGGCCGACGACGGCGATGATCTGCCGGGTGCGCTCGGTGAGCTGCGCGTTCGTGACGGCGGTTTTCTCGACCTCCGCCAGCCGCATCTCCAGGCCGCCAACCTGTTCGACCAGCGCGGCATGCCGGTCCTCAACCTGCTTGAGCTGATGCAAGACCAACCTCATCTGCCCATCAGTCCGCTCGAACCCGACCTCAAGCAGACGACGCAACTCGGCCAGCGACAGCGCCAGGTTTTCATCCATCAGTCGGCCCCCACGGCTTGCGGCCCATCCACGTCGCCGGCGGCTTGATGTCGAAGTCGGGTGTGACGGGTCCGGCACGTCCGGCGCGGTAGTAGTCCACGCTCCTGCGGCGGGCCGCCACCCGGGCCGAATCCAGCCGGGTCAGCGTCTTGACCGGCTCCAGCGGATCTTCAGGCACGACCACGTCCAGCCCCACATAGGCGACGACGTCCTGACGGAACTGCCGGTTCTCCGGCACCATGCGGACGCGGTGGGTCTTGACCGCCTCGATCCTGGCCAGGTGCGCGGCGAGCCGATCGGCGTCGGACACCCCAAGAGTCCACGTCGTCGGCAGCCCGTGCGTGGCCTCCAGCTGCGCGGCCACCACAGGATTCAGCCGGGCGAGCGCGTCGTCCGACGACGGGATCCACGGCTCGTGCAGCACTACGTCCAGCAGCGTGTCCATGTCGTCGGGGTCGATGCCATACTCGGCGCACCGCCACTCGAACGTGCTGTGCGGAATGATGTGCACGTGGGCGACGCCGTCCGGCCGCACCCGGCTAATCCCCCACATCGGCTCAGCGCCGTCGTGGCCGGCACCCGGGCCGGGCTGCTCTCCCCCTGCCTGCAACAGGCTGGTCGTGCTGTAGCCAAGCTCGGCATCCCAAATGGTCCAGATTTCGGCCACGCGGCCACCCCCTTGTGATGATCGTTAATGGCGGTGCGACCACCAATAGAACGCCTTGCCGCTGTACACGCCGCCGCCCGACGACCAGCCGAACGAGAAGTCGGTCTGATTGCTGAGGTCCAGACACCAGTAGAAATTCGGGTTGGCCGCACCGTCTCGGACCGTCGAGACGGGCCCCATATTGGAGGCCATGGTCGGCCCGTAGTGGATGGTCACGCCCCCGGTGTCCGGCGGGACCACGCCGCTACCGGCGTGCACGGTGTCGTACGGGTCGGCAGTATTGGTGTCCCACACACGGCCGCGCAGATACCAGCGGCCCGAGCTGTTGCAGTGGATGTAGGACTGGCTGGAGGAGAAGCCGTCGTCGTAGCCGAACCGGCCGTAGCCTTCGGCGACGTCGAGGCCGCCGCCACGGCGGTTGGAGTTCGAGGCGTTGCGGATGCCGAGCCGGACGAGTCCTGCGGCGACCTGGAGCTCGGCGCGGGCGGTGCCGCCCGAGTTGGTGCCCGACGTGATGAACGTGGTCGTCTCGCCCGGATACAGGCCGTCCACGGCGTAGAAGCGCGAGTAGTTGGTGTTGCCGAGCCCGCCCGGGTAGAAGCGCAAGTCGAGCGTCGACGAGTCGAGCACAAACCGCTGCCCTGTCGCCGAGCTGCGGACAATCGAGCCCGTAATGGTCTTGCCGTTGATCGCGTCAGCGGTGATCTTGTCGGCGGTGACCGATCCGGCGGCCAACTTGTCGGCCGTGATCGCCGAAGCGGCAACGTGCCCCGCCTGGATTGAGCCAGCCTGGATCTTGTCGGCCGTGACTGCGTTGGCGTTGATGTGGCCCGCGTTGATCGCGAGCGCCTGGATCAGACCGGCCGTGACCGTCCCGGCAGTGATCTTCGCCTCGCCGGGGATGGTGCCGTCGATGATGTGCGTCGCGCCGTCGATCACCTGGCCGATCACGTCGGTGTCCACCAGCGGCTTCGTCTGCGCCGTGACGTGCGCGGACTCCCCCGAGATGTTGCCCGACCGGTCGAGCGCGACCAGCCACAGCTCCCGATCCGTGTTGTACGGCTGGCCCGGCACCACGGCGGTGCCCGCCCGCTCCAGCCACTCGACGGACTTGCCTGCGTCCTGAGAGTCGAGCGGATCCTTCATCATCACCAGGACGCGCGCGAAGTCCTTCGGCATGCCGGTGCCCGAGCTGGTCAGCCCATCCCAGGCCACCCGGAAGATGCCCAGCCGCGAGTCCACGACGGGCGTGGACGGCTGCGGAGGCGGCGTCTCATCATCGGGGATGACGATCACCGCTGAGACCGCGAGCTGCCCCTTGACGCCCTCGTTGGTGGCGCGCACGCCGAACCGCCACGACGACTTCGGCGTCAACGGACTGTAGGAGATCGACGTGCCGTCCGTGTGACCCAGCACCCGCTGGGCGCCCGTGCCCGGCGGCGTCTGCCCGATCAGCTCATAGCCATCCACCTGCAACGACGTCCCGTTGACATCCGTGGTGACCGGCACCCAAGACACGATGATCAGCCCATGACTGTATCCCTCGTCATCCAGGTACGCCGACGGGGACACGATCAGGCCCGTCGGCGCAGCCGGGACGCGGTCCTTGGATTCCGGCGCGGGCTCGCCACCGTTGCCGCCCTCAGAGACGCCACCAGTCAGGATGCCCGCCGCCCGCCGGGCAATCCTGATGTCTCTTTCCAGGAAACGATCATTCAGGGTGACGTTGCCGCCGATCAGGCCGTCCCCGCCCACGGACAGCGTGATCTGCCTGACCCGCAACCCCTGCATGACCGCCTGGTCGCCAGGGGCGCGCACCGTGTCGCCCACCCGGTAGTCCACGAACGGCAGGAACCGGGCCGCGTACGGCTTGATCTGCCGGGTGAGCTGCACCCGCTCCCCCGACGCCCGATCCAGCGCGTACTGAGCCAGCAGCCGGGCCGTCCCCTCATCCTTCACGCCGCCCTGGCTCTGGTACGCCTCCCACCGGCCCCACGGCCGCAGCGCGGCCGGGTTGGTGACCTCGACGGACAGGCCCTCTTCGCCGGTGATGAGGATCGCCGACGCGGCGTCCTCGAACGTGGCGTCGTCAGGGGCCTGGTCGATATCGCGCCCCAACCGCAGTTCGACCGGGCTGGGGCCAGTGGAAAGCTGGCGGCCGAGCGTGGAGTTCTCGTTGAACACCTGCAAGGTTCGGCCCTGCATCTGCCAGTCGCACACGCCCTGCTCGGACAGGTTCAGCAGCAACTGGAGCAGGTCGGTGCCGGGTTCCAGCCCCAGCGTAAGGGTCGCCGACCACGGGTGTCCGGCCGAGTCCTCGAAGGCGTCGAAGTCGTAGCTGAGGCCGGGCAGCGCGCCGCGGCCCTGGCCTTCGTCGATGACTTGACGCAGGATGTCGCCCACTTTGGCGGCCGGGAACTGGCGCTTGCCGTCGACCATGCCGAGGCCGGGGTAGAGCACCAGCTTGCGCAACTGCCACGCCCAGCCGGGCATGTCGAACGACAGCGCCGCCATCAGGTCCGTCGTGTCGGACGCCCGCTTGATCCGCAGGAACCGCGCGTTCGCGGGTTTCGCCCACCCGCCGCCGCCCGCCGACCATTCGACCGCGACCTCACACGGCGACGCCAGCCACTGCGCGCCGGCCGCATGAGCTGAGTAGGACAGCCGCAAGCTGGAGACGTCGTTGAGCGGAAGGCCCGTTTCCCAGCCGAGATGCTGGCCGAGCACGCCGAGACGGGCACCGTTCGGCTGGTAGGCGACCAGACGGAGCCCGTAGATGTCAGGCTTACCGGGGATGATCACCTGCTGCGGCATCCGTTCCCCTCCCCCCGGGGCTGGGCCTGGACCTGTTCCACGGCGGCGGCAAGGAGCGCGTTCTCGTACATGAGCTCGTCGCAGCGCCGCCGGTAAGCCGCCACCACGGCGGCCAGATCTACGTGCAGATCGCAATTCACTTGCGCCCCTCGCCTCTCGCCTGAGCCATCCGGTGCCGGTCGATCTCCATCCGCAGCTCCGCTGTGCGGATCGGGTCGATCCGGCAGGCGTCGCGGATCGCCTGAAGCGGGTCCACGGCTCGGGCGTTGCTGTGCTTCCGCTGGGCGGCGACCGCGCCGTGCCGCTCGCGACACGCAGCGATCTGCTGGCGCACCAGCTCCCGCGCGGCAGCCGCATCCGTGAGCGACGGCGTCAGCGGCGGCAGCACGCCGGCGGACTGAAGCTCGATCAGCAGCGGCTCATGCACCAGCACGTCGAGGACTTCATCGACGTCGGTCAGCCCGTACTCAGCGGCCCGGTACTCCACGGCCTCTTTCGGCACGTAGTAACGCCACTGCCCATCCGGTGCAACCTCGACCGGCACCTCGTAGACGATCACCCAGTACGGGGTGCGGCCGTCGTCCCCCGTGGTCTCCTCAACCCCGGTCACCGTCCACTCGTGCGCCAACGCCTCTCCCTCCTTGCGGGCGGGAGCGTCATGCGCGCCACGCCCAGATCATTGCTGTCGCCGAACCGGCTGCGCCGCTGCTGTCGCACCGGATGGTGAAGCCCGACGTGCTGCGGGCCGTCATGTACGTGGTGACCACGCCTGAACCGGCGTAATGCAGGCTGACCACGGCGAACGGGATCGACGTCATGACGGGGGCGCTCCATGCGATGGTGCCCAGGCTCGTGCCGATGGTGATCGTCACCGACTTCATGATCAGCCCGGCTTCGGCGCCGCTGTGCGTCCACATGCCCCGGTACTCGGCCGCCGCCTGCGTGAACCGGAACCGGTTCAACGCCGGAGTTGGGTCGTTGTAGCCGATCTCCAACTCGGCGGGCTTGGCGAACATGTAGCCGCCCGCGCCCAGGTTCGGGCTCGATGTCACGTCGAAGATCTGCATCCGGTACTCGTCGCCCCGCAACCAGGTGACCGAGCGCCGGTTATTGCCGGCGTTCAGCCCGGACACCGACACGATCGCGCCATCGGTGTCGCAGTAGATCCTGGCGAAGTTCGTGCCGGTCCCTGGCATGAACCTGACTTCCGGGTCAGTCGAGCCTGCTGGGTTGACGATGATGCGCCGCCCCGTGGCGCCGGTGGCGAGCTGCCCGACGATCGACACCGCGCCTGTCGCCGACGACACCGCGACCGTCTGAACGCTGGAGGCGTCGTACGCTTCCAGACCCGTAGCGTTGATCTCGACTCGCGCGCCGGCCGGGTTGCCGGCCACGATCCGCGTCGCCAAGGCGAGCACGGCTTCGAGCTTGTCGGCTGTCACCGCGTTCGCCGCGATGTGGCTGGCTTCGATCGCGCCGACCGCGATCTTCGTGGCCGTGACGGCGTTGGCTACCAGGTTGCCGGTCGTGATGCTGCCATCTGCGGCGTCGCCGGAGACGAGCTGCACGGCCTGGATGGTTGCCGACGCGCTGCGGGCGGACTCGTTGCCGCTGTAGTCGATCGCCGAGAACGCGAACTTCCGGTCGACGCCGTACGGCAAACCGGGCACGACGATCGAACCCGCGGACTCCAGATACCCGATCTCCGACCAGCCCGGCGCAAGCGGGTCCTGCACCCAGACGCGTACCCTCGCGAAGTCCGACGGCATCGGCTCGCTGCCGACGCCGACGCCGTCCCATTCGACGTGGACCACGCCGAGTCTCGTGGACAGCACGGGCGCGGTCGGCACGGGCGGCGCGTCGGCGTCGTCCGGGATCGTCACCGCGACCGACGAAGAGAAGGGCCCCTTCTTGCCGAGATTGATCGCGCGCACCTTGAACTGGTACTGCTGCCCCACGGTGAGAGGGCTGTAAGTGGCGTTGGTGTCGCCCGCCTCGGTGAGCGCGATCAGGAACCACAACGCCCCCACATCGTTGACCCGGGCGTACACCTCGTAGCCGCCGACGTTCAACGCGACGCCGCTGGTGTCCTGGGTGACTGGGTTCCAGCTCACCGACACCTGGCCCTGCGGGAAGCCGCTGGAGTCGATGTAGGCGGCCGGGTTGACCAGCAAACCGGTGGGCGCGGCCGGGGTCCTGGGCGCCGGGCTTTCCGGTGCGGGCTTGGCTCCGGAGCCGCCGTCCGCCGTGCTGCCACCGACGATCCCGGCCGCGCGGCGCGACAAGCGGATCTCCCGTTCGAGCAGCCTGTCGTTGAGGACGACGTTGCCGCCGAGCACGCCCTTGGCGTCCCGTGTCACCGTCATCTGCCGGACGCGCAGGCTTTCCATTACGCCGTTCGTGCCGGGGGCGAGGATGCGGTCGCCGGGCCGGTAGTCGCGCCACGGCAGCCATCGCGTGTCCGGGCCGATGACGATGCTGCGGGTGCGCTGCACCCGTTCCGCGCCGGAGCGGGCGAGCGCCGCGTCCGCGAGCAGGATCGCTGTCCCCGGATCGGACACGCCGCCCTGGCCGACGTAGGTCTCCCACTTACCCCACGGTCCGTGGTTGGAGCTGCTGACGGTGATCTGGAATCCGTTGTCGCCGCGCACCAGGACGGCACTCGCGCGGTCCTCCAGGGTGCCGGTTTCGGGCGCTTCGCCGATGTCCCTGCCGTATCGAAGATCGACCGGCGCGGCTCCGCTGGCGAGATCACGCCCCAGCTCGATGTCCGGGTTGAACAGCTGCACCGTCCGCCCGGACGTGCGGAAATCGAGGACTCCTTGTTCGGCCAAGTTGATCAGGCAGGTGAGCGCGTCCATGCCAGGCTCATAGTAGATACTGAGGATCTTGCTCCAGGACTGGCCGGCGCTGTCGAGTGTGGGCGTGAAGTCCCACGCGACGCCTGGCACAACTCCCCTGGCCTGCGCCTCAGCCAGAAACGTTTGGAGGATCGCGCCTGCTGTGGTCGTCAGGAAAGCGCGCTTACCGTCCACCAGTGGGGCGCTGCCAGGGTAGAGCACCACCTTGCGTAGCTGCCAGATCCAGCCGGGCAGCTCGAACTGCGTCACCCCGGCCTGGTCGGTGCCGTCGCTGCGCCGCCTGATGAGCAGGAACCGCGAGTCGCACGCCTCGGTCCACGTGGTGCCGTCGTCGGACCATTCGACGGCGACCTCGCATGGCTGGGCGAGCAGGTCGGCGTTCGTCGCCTCGCTGCTGTGGCTCAGCTTCAACGCTGGTACATCGTTGAGTGGGCCGGCGATCTCCACGCTCAGAGGATGCGGGAGTGTGCCGAAGGGGTCCCCATTCGGGGTATGCACAACGAGCCGAAGGTTGAACACCGCACCCCCTTGATACTCATGAGGGCGCCGTGGCCGGGCCGTCGCCTGTCCCTATCGTCGCGGCCCTGCACCGAGTTCAGCGAGCCCCTGACGGAATTGCGCGACCACAGCCGCTTGGGGATACGAGCGCTCCAAGAGGGAAGCCAGATCTGTGCTTCTGCTAAAGATCGCCGCAGCGTAGCGCGGTGTTGAGATCGCGGCCGATCCGTGAGCGACGGCTTGCTCCGCGTTGCCTAGCCGGGCGCAGGCGACGCCCAGGTCCAGCGCGGCAATCGCTCGTCTGGTGGGAGACGCCTGCGGGTCCCGTTCGTATACCTGCATGGCTTGCTCAGCGAAGTCGCGGGCCTGTTCGACGTGGCCGAGCCACAAGCTCGACGTCGCGGCGACCGACCAGACTCGTGCGGCATCAGCGCTGAACAACCCCATCGAGTGTGGTGAGAGGTGTTCAGCCTGGTCTCGCAACGTCTTCAACATGTCAGAAGCCGGTCCAGAGCGGCCGAGCCGGGCATACCCTCGGACCAGTTGCCCAGTAAGGCGCGCGTGCGCAGCACTTCCACGAGAGGCTAGGGCCGCACCCTGCTGCGCAGCGCTCAGCGCTTCGTCTGGCCGGTCGGCGTACAAGAGGGTTGTGGCCTCGACATCCCACGCCCACGCCACCGCTTCATGATGATCCGCTTCGCCGGCGTGGTGGCGGGCATCAGCAGCGTAGGCGAGCGAAGCACGGGCATCTCCGCGGTCGTGGGCGGCCCACGCCAGGATCAGCGACAGCCAAGCCGCAGCGATGTACAACTCGCGACGCTGCTTGAGCGTCATACGTAGTTGCAGCAGGTGGGCGACCTGACGGCGGTCACCGCGTGCCGACCGCCACAGCTCATCTGCGCTGTAGCGGGCGTAGTGGAGCCCGTAATCACCGATGACCTTGTGCAGGTACGCGAGACTGCTCGGTCCGAGATCAGTCTCCTCGCTGCGGCGGGTCAGCTCGCGCGCCTCGTGTTCAGCGCTCGTGATCAGCAATTCGGGAGTGGCAAGAGCGGCAACACCGAGACGCAGAGCGTCACGACGATTCGTAGGATCACCTCCAGGTGCGCGCGGTCGGCGATCTGTCGCGTCCTCCCCATCGTCGCCAGAGTCCTTCACGTCCAGAGTAGGCAGCGAGTCCGTCGCAGCGACAGAGGGCTGAAACTCCGCAATTCGATCAGACGTCTCACCAGCGTCGTAAGCCGCAATGAGTTCTCCGTCGGCGTTCGTGGCGGCGTCCAACGCTACGACAATCTCTCTGGACGGCCATTTCCGGTCTTTTTCCAGATCGTCGATATAGCTCTTGCCGACGCTGGCCGACCGGGCAACATCCCGCAGCGATTGAGAGCCGCGCAGACGCCGCAATGCCTCGCCGAACGTCTCACCAGCCATACCGCCGCCACCCGCCTGACCCGTGCCCGCCATGTCCGCCGTGTCCGCTGATAGGTGGCGGACATGCGGCGGACAGGCGATCTCTAGACCTGACCGTTCGTGGCGACAACGCTACTCCTGAGCGCGCAAACGCCCTGCTGAATCGGCAGCAAACAATCCCATTCGAGATCAAAAATCGACGCCCCGACCGGTTTTTCCTACCCCATCGGAGATGTTCCACCGTGCTCCCATCTGACCTAAACGCCCTACTACCTCCTACGGTTCGCCAGAAAAGCGATGTCCTCTACTCATGGAGAGCACGCGAGAACCGCGATCGGGGCGCGGGCGGCGTGACGAGCGAACTGGAGCGGGCCGGCATCCTGCTGCGTGACGCGATGGCCATGTTCGCCCCTGGAGCACGGGGCTGCATTCGCCGCGTGAGCCTCGACCGAGAGGCCCGTGAGCCGAGCTACCTCGAAGGACCCGTACTGATCGAAGCGCACAACGACCGGAAATCCGGCACCGTCGTATTCGCGGCGAAAGCCAGCGGCTCCCGCCGCTCACCTGATCGACCCGGACTGGTGGTCGGGACCACGACCGCTCCGGAGGCTGCGAATGCCGCCGCAGCAGCTCCCCTCCCTGCCACCAGCTCTGGGTCCCCATCCGCGTCCGGCATCCCTCCGTGGCCCATGCCGGGCAGTCCGGTCTCATCCGGGTGAGACCGGCCGTACTACCTCCACCGCCTCCGTGGGTGGAGAGGGTGGCCAGGACGCGACGCCCTCGTCCGCGTCCTGGCCACCTATGCCTTTCCGCCCTCAACGAGCCCAGCTCAGCAAGCTCGGGAGGGCGGGTCGCAACCCCGTGGACGGCCAGCCTGTGCTGGAGATTTCCGGCGGTGCGGACAGCGTCGGCCGTCCACGGCCCGCAAGAAACAGCAATTCTCAAAACGAAAGGACCAGTCATGGCCGACACGAAAGACAGTTGCGTTCCTCTGGTGCAACGCGTCAACGACCACATCGAGCTTCGAGACCAGAGTCTCGGCGACAAGTCGCCCGTTCTCGCCGCGTCGCCCGAAGAGTGGAAGGACTTCCTTGCTTCAGTAGAGGACGGGACGCCGAGCGCGGGCGCGGTACGGGCGAGGACCGCCCAGGACGGCGTGACCACCATCTGGCGCGTCGATGCGTCCGAGGAGCCCTTGACGCTCACGGCCAGTTCCTGGACCCAGTTCGAGGAACACGTCAAGCGCGGCGACTACGCCATCGAGAAGCTCCCCCGCCAGGCGGCGGACACGTCCGCCTGACGTTCGACCTTTCCAGCCTGGCAAGCAGCCCCCGCCTGCCCTACCAGGCTCCCAGGCCCTGGATGTGCCCGGCATCTGGGGCGCGGAGGGCCGAGGCCGCTGCCTCCTGTCACGGTCTCGGCCCTCTCCAACCGCCCGTGTCACAAATAGGAGCGTCGCGCCCGGATCTCCAACGCGGACGCGCCCGTGGTGGAAGTGGCCGCCGCCGTGACGAGCACCGTCCGGGAATGCGGATCCCCCACAGCAACGGAAGGCGTGAGGTGCAGCCAACGGAATGCGCTGCCCGGCCCCGTCGCGGAGATCTGCCCGGTCACATCCGTGCCCGCGCTCAAGCTCCACGTGTCCGTGTTCACCAGCCGGGCCTGCATCTTCCCGCAGTCGATCAGCAGCCGCTCGCCCGCGAGCAGCCCAGAGGACCGCGAAACAACACCGCCCGTCGCCACATCGGTCACGCTGGGATTCACGGCGGGACCGCTGATCCGCACGAGAGCGTCGACGATCGGACCGGTGCTTCCGGCCAGAGTGGTCACCGGCTGGTTCGGCGCGTTCGCCGATCCCGCCCACGTGGTCTCGACCTCGTCCCGCCACACAACGCCGGGCACCTTCACCACAGACGTGAACCGGGCAATGGCCGCGCCGACATTGACCTCCACCTCGGACGCCGGCTCCACGGTGACGTCGGCGACTCGGACGATGGACCCAGCCTCGTACCGGAGCTGCATCAGCCGATGCCGTACCCCGACCAACGCGGCGACGGCCTCCAGGTTGCGTTCCATCTGCTCAAATCCGCCGAACATCCCTGCCGGGGTGTAGCCGTACACGGCGCACGCGAGCGGCAACGTCGTCGCTTCCAAGTCCAGGCCGTGTATCGGGATCTCGCCGTGACGGCCCGGCACCGTCAACGACACGCCGCGGATGCCCGGCAGCGGGCGACGCTTGGTCCCCAGTTTCAGCCGCCAGCAGCGGGCCGGGTGATCGAGGGCGACCCCATCGAGCGTGTACGTCGGCATCGCCACCCCTATTTCTGACATCGCATTAGAGGACGCCGAGCATCCCGGCGTAGGCCAAGCCGCGATTCACGACGTCGCTCGTGGGTTCGGCGACCGGGTTGATCGAGGTGACCGTGATGTTCACCGGCCCCGCCGTCCGGCCCGCCCCGGTCGCCGCCCGGCCCGTGGAGCCCAAATGGACGCCCAGTTCGGGCGCGAACGCTCCGCTCAACCGCCGGGCGATGCCGCGCGCGTCGGTCAGCACCCGCTTGGACTGGCCGAGCATGCCGGCGCTCATACCCATCATCGTGTTCCGACCGATCTCCATGAAGATCCGGCTCGGGCTGGCGATCCCGAGGGCCTGCCTCACCCAGTCCGGTAGGAGATCGCGGAAGAAGTTCACGATGACCCCGCGGAACCACTCGCCCGCCGCCTGGAGGCCGTGCCACAAGCCTTCGAGCAGCCGCCACGCGAACGTGCCGATCACCTCGACGAAGGCTGGCCAGCGCAGGAACCAGGGCGTGAATCGCCGCAGTTAGGATCGGGCCGACCTGCTGAGCCAGCAGCCCAAGCAGCGGCGCCAGCATCCCGACGCCCTCAGCGAGAGCGACCAAAACGGGACCGAGCGCGCCTGCCGCCTGCCCCATCGCGACGAAGATCGCGGTCAGCGTCTGCTGGCCGGACGCCGAGTTCACCCAGGCGTTCAGCCGGTCCAGGATCGAGCCGAGCACGCCGAGGGCGTCGCCGCCCGCCCGGCGCATCGCCGCGAAGACTCCCGACAGGACGCCCCACACGTCGAGCGCGACCGAGCCAAGCTGCTTCAGGACGTCGACGGCGCCCTGCATCCAGCCGAGCGCCCGCCCGGAGTCCGCGGCAGCCGTCAGCCACTCGCCGAACCGAGCCGCCGCCTGCGCGATCCCGGGCGCGAGACTCGCGGAGAAGCCCGCCCCCACCTCGACCAGCCGGGCCAGCCCGGCGCCGAGCGGCTCGATCGCCACCGACAGGTCGTTGATGATCTGACGGGTGGCGTCGAACACCGCATTCAGAGCGGAGACGGCGACGGACGAGCGGGCGAACTCCGCCGCTCTCGCGCCGGCCATGCCGAGCGCGTCGGCGACGTTCGCCAGTCCTGAGGTAAGCGGAATCGCTAGCGTCGCCGCCAGTGCGGAAAGCTGGCCGACCAGCGGGGCGAACAGCGCCTCCTGCACGGTGACGCGGATACCGTCGAGCAGCGGCTTCAGCGAGCGCAGCTCGCGCGCCACCGCCTGGGCGGCCGGGGCCAGCTTGGCGACGGCCTCCTCGAACTTGGCGGCGTCGTCCCCGAGGGCCGCCGAGAAGGCGTCCTTCACTCCGTACAAAGCGACCGTGAGAGCGACGAGCGCCGCCGCACCGATAGCGACAGCCCCGGGCAGGGCGGCGACCGCCCCGACCAGAGGGGCGAGGCTTGCGCCGAGCGACACCACGCCGTTCGCGACGCCTGCCGTCGCCGAGCTGAGCAGCGCCCACTTGGCTGCCGTCACGGTCAACGCGATCCCGAGCCGGGCGGCGTCGGCCACCATCGATGCGACCGAGGATGTGAACCTGGCCGCGTGCCGGCCCAGCTCGTCGCCGGAGTTGCGCAGACTGGTCATCGCCCGCCGCAGGTGCAGGCTGAACCGCTTGTCGCGCAAGTCCAGCGTGACGAAGAGTTCGCCCACGTTGATCGCCACCACGCACCCCCTTGCGGAGTCGTGCGGAAGGCGGTGGACGGCGGGCGAAGTGCTAGACGCCCCAGGCCGGAATGGTAACGACGGTCTTACGCGGGTAGTCTGCCATCTGGCTCACGATGATGGCGGGGGGCTGGGCGACCAGATTACCGAGCCCCTGACAGAAGCCCCAGAGGTCGATGACGAAGGCTTCCTGGTTCCAGTCGGAAAGCTTGCCGTTGATGGTGCCGGTCTTCCGGCCAGCGACGAGGATGTAGTGGTTGTCGTGGAGCTTTTTCATCTCGACGACCTCGATGGGGACGGTGAATTTCGGCGCGGTGCTCTTGAGCGCGTAGACGCATAGGTGGGCGAACAGGATGCACGTCAGCGGCCGGGTGAGGTCCTGTGCGACGATCTCGCCGCCGGCGACCCAGTACTCGGGAGTGGATTTCCAACGATTGGCCTCGGCGAGGCTCACATTGTCGTCCGAGGGGTGGCTGAGCGCGATCTTCTTTTCGATCTGCCCGGCGGCCTTGAGGTTCGCCTGGTCCGCTGTCTGATTGATGGGATTGGCGACCTGTAACTTCGCGTACGAACTCAGCACGTCGCGTGCGACCTGGACATCGCTCATCTGCATACCCCTTCATCGTGCGCGGTGCGTTCCTCGGCCCCCGACGCAATTCCGCGTAGACCCCCAATTCTGTGCCTACGCGCCACGACGCTGAGTGTCCACGGACACTCTTAGGTGAAATGCGTGTCCCGCAGGAGTCGTCTTGAGGTCTGACCTGCGCTCCATCCAGCCCGGCTACCACGATCTGCATCGCCGCGATCGACGAATGGCTGTGAACCCCACTTCTGCAGCACGTTCTAAGCGAGTCCCAACACGGCCGCGTACTGCAAGCCCCGATTCACCGTCCTGCTGGTGGGCTCAGCCTGCGGGAAGTGGTTGGTGACGTTCACCGTCACCTGGCCGCCCGTCTGGCTGCCGGTCGCCTGATAGCCGGTCGAACGCAGCTCCGGCGCGAACGAACCCGTGAGCTGTCCCGCGATGCCGCGCGCCGACTTCATCACCGCCGCGGCCGAACCCACCATGCCGAGACGCAGTCCCGTCATGGCGTTGGCGCCGATGTCCATGAACACGCGGGACGGCGACTTCTGCTTGAGCTGCTTCTTGATCTGGTTCACCAAGGAGGTGGCGATGTCCTTCATCGCCGCCTCGATCTGCTTCTTTTGGCTGATCAAGCCTGTCAGGAAACCCTTGCCAGCATTTTTGCCTGCGTCAAACATGGCGTCGGCCGCGTTCTTCCCGGCCTGCTTGGCGGCCTTATCGATCGCGCCAGCGGTGCTGTTGATGGACTTGAACGTCGCGGCATCCGCTTCCAGCAGTGCTTGCCCGAGTTCGACGCCGCCATCGGGGCCGGCCTCGATGACCTGCGCCATGATGCTCTTGGACAGGCCACGCTTGGCCAGCTTCTTGATCACCGAGGCGAAGAGGCGGACGCGCGCCAGCTTCGCCTGCAACCCAGCCTGGATGTTCTCGGCCGTGAGCGGCTTCTGCCCGTCGCCCGAGCCGAGGTTGAGGCTGGACAGCGACGCCCAGTCGCGAACCTGATCGGAGACTTGGGTGACGTAGGCCATGGCGTCGGCGAGCGTCTTGCCGATCTGCTCGCGCTGCTTGGCCAGCGCGAACAGCTTGTCGTTATCTGCCTTGACGGCTTCGACCAAGCTGTCCTTGACGCCCTCGCTGATCTTGCCGGATTTGAAGGCGCCCACGACGGCGTCGGTGAGCTTGCTGGCCGTCTCCTTGATCTTGGACTCTTCGCCCATGAGGCAAGACACGGAGCTGATGAAGCCGTTCCAGGCGTTGACGAACCCGTTCTTGATGCCAATGACCAGGTCCTTGCCCAGCTCCCACAGCTTCTTGAAGGCGCCGGTGATCGTCTTTCCGAAGTTGCCGACAGCGTCCTTCATGATTGTCAGGGCGCCCTTGAAGTCGCCCTGGAAGATCTTGACGACGGACACCATGGACGAGCCCATGCGCGTGGCCGCGATCCCGGCGGCGATCATGGCGGCGTGTATGCCGCTGGCCTGGACCTTGATCCCGGCTGCGGCCTTGCCCAGCGGCCCCGTGAGCTGGTTTCGCAGTTCAAGCGTGGCGTACAGCTCGCCGATCTTCAGCGCCACCACCCACACCTCCTTGCAAGCGAAAAAGCTTGCGTTGCCTACGGGCGGCGGTCCCCGTCGGGACTGAGCGCACGGCACAGGCGGGTGTCTGCGGCCAGCAGGCCGAAAATGCGGTTACGCAGCCACCGCCAGGTGCGCGAGGCGAGCAGGCCGGGGGTATCCAGGTCGATGCCGTACTCGCTGTGCAGGTCGGCCTCGATCAGCGCCCACTGGGACAGCAGCGCCGCCCACGTGACGGCCGAGCCGTCCACCGACAGGCCGTCGTCCGGGTCGTAGTACTCCCTCAGCCCCGTCAGTTCGTCGATCGGGCCGCCGCGCGACCCTTCGCCGCTTCCGGGGCCGCCGCTTCCGGGCCTCGCTCCCAGTAGGCCGCGGCGGCATCCGAACTGCCGGCCACCCACATGAACGCGGTCACACCGCAGTGCTTGATCTTCGGCCAGGACACGCCGTCAGCGATCAGCTCGTCATAGACGGGACCGAGGACGCGGCGGTACAGGTCCAGTTCGCGTACGTCGTCCAGTGCCGCTTCGGGGTTGTCCTTGCCGTTCGCGGCGTCCATCCCGGATTCGGCGAGCGTCTGGCAGTACAGGCCCACCTCAGCGCTCGGGGCGGGGATCCGGTACAGCTTGCCGCCCACGGGGAGCGACAAGCCGTCGTCGAAGAAGGAGTCGAGGTCTGCGAAGTTCGCCATCGGCTACGCCACCGGGTTGGTGATCGCGAGCGGCTTGCCCTGGCCGGTCAGTTCACACTCGAAAGGTTCGAGGTCGGTGACCTCTCCGCCCGCGCCCTTGTACTGGACGGCCGCCACACCCTCGAACGCGTCCGGGCTGCCATCCTTGCGATACCAGCGCAGATGCGCGTTCGCCGTGATCCCGACGACGAGGCCGGCGGCGCGAAGGAATTCCTGTCCGGCGTCCGGCACGAACGTGGCCGAAGCGGTGTCACGCTTACGACGACCCTCGATCTCCAGCTTCCAACTGCGCTGGGTGACGACTTCGCTCGCCCAGCCGTCGCTGTCAAAGTCGCTGTCGTCCTCGGTTTCGCTGTCGAGGCTGAATTCGAGCTTCGTGAGTCCCCGGACGGTAGTCCAGGCCGGAGTGGTCGTGCTGGAGGTATCGACTTCCAGCGTCCAATCCTTGGCGAGCAGAGAACGCAGCGCCATGATGCCTCCTTGCGGCATGCGAAAACCGCAAGCGAAACCGCTTGCGGCAGAGGAATGAGAAGGTCAGGGCCGGTGCGGGCTCGGCCGGTACACCATCAGTTCGTAGGAGTCAGCCCGTCCCCAGCGTCCCGAGGAGTCCCGGTCGAGCGGCGCGACGATGCGCCGCTGCGCCAGCAGCAGCCACACGCCGGTCGAAAGCTGCACGTTGGCCAGGCCGTGGAGTTCGTCGAACAGGTCGTCGGCCAGGTCGTCGGTGACGCGCGGATCATCGCTGCCCCGGATGCGGGCCTGCATCTGCACGTTGCTGTCCGGCTCGGTGACGTCGTCACCGCCCCGCCCAGCGCCGTACACGGCAAGCGAGATCGCTTTGTCGGGTGACGACGGCAGGCCGCCGATGGTCAGCGCCGTCTGCGCGGGGGTGTAGAGGCCATCCGGGTTCCAGTCGGCGACGCCCGCCGCGGCGAGCAGTTCGGCGACGCCGGTCAGCAGGTCACGGGTGAAGCTCACCGCTCACCCCCGCTCGCGTCATCACCGGAACGCCCGTCGCAGTTCCGCCGCGATGATGCCGCGCATCAGCTCGGCTTCCTCGTGCAGCGGGTTCTCCAGGTACTTCCAGGTGCGGCCCGGGTCGTGCTCCAGCTCCTCAACCTCGTGCTGGTACACGCTGTACGGGCTCGAATAGGACACGACGCCCTGAAGCGAGGATTCGTCCACGCCGGCCCACGCGGTGTCGTACAGGTCGTAGTTGTCCACCGGGACGCGGGACTGCGACACCGTCTTCAGATGCTGGACCGCCTTGTTCAGGCCTTGTGCGGCAGCCCGCTTCCCTTTCAGTTCCAGCGCTTCGGGCGACATGTTCGCGTTGAACTCTGCTCGGCTCACTGGCACACCACCTCCACATGATCGGGAGTTGGCAAGCCGCCGCCGTCGCGCATGTACGAGCCGATCACCGTGGTTGTGCGGCCGTTCCGCTTTGCACGCGACCCGGCCGGGATGACAGCCCCGGGCAAAAGGGTCAAGGTCAGTTCCGAGACGACCTCGTTCCCTTCTGCGTCGCGCACCATCCGGCGTTCGTCGTCCGCGAGACACGGATACGTGACCGGCGGCCCGTAGACCGGGCCGTACGCGCCGTCCCCGAGATAGGGCTCGATCACCACTTGGTGGCGCAGCAGCCAGGCTGGAAGTGTCGTCATCGACGTCACCCCCAGGTCAGTGCCACGCGGATATGTCGATGACGTAACCCGGCAGCAGGCCCGTCGTTCGCAGGATCGACAAGGCGTCCTGCGCGTACCGGGGCGGCCCAGACTCGCCCGCGCCGCCCGCCCGGTCGAGCTTGACCGAGCCGATCGAGACCGACTTGAACGCAGAGGCGACGCCGTACGGATCGCCCACGGCGATCGTCCACGCCGCCTGCGCGCACGTCGCCCGCCGGATCGCTTCCCGGGTGTCGGCGTCGGCCGGCATCTCCGTCTCGTCGGTCTGGTAGACGGCGCCCATCAGGAGTTCGTCGATCCGTTCCGACGCTCGCGCGAGTACTTGGTCGATGCCGTCCGGCGCGGCCTGCCCGGTGTAGGTGGCGTAGTCGGCGGCCGTGGCGTACACGAGCGCCGCCATGTCAGGCCGCCGGGAGGTCGACGAGCTTCACCGACACGCCGGTCACGGCGCTGTAGTCGATGTTGACCTTGCCGTTGGGCTGGCGGTAGACCGGCTTGAACGGGCCGATCAGGAAGAACCCGGTGATCGCCGGGATGGTCACCTGCTTGTCCGGCACCGCCTGGCCCTCGATGAGGACGGGGATGTCGAACAGGAGCTGCTTGGCGGTGCCGTCCGTGTTCTTCGCGAACAGCACCATCCGGCCGTGGTCGGCGAACATGTGGCCGTCCACGTTCGCGGCCGTGAACCCCGTGGTGAGATCCACGCCCGACATCGACGACATCACCGAAGTGAGGTCAGTCCTCGCCATCGTCGTCCCCCTCTCCGCCGAACTCCTCGATCAACGCCGCCTTGGAAAGCACCGCGGCGTCCTTACGCGGCATGCCGCGCCTCATGGCGTAGGCGATCCACGCGGACTTGGGGGACGACGGGGACGGCCGGGGCATCGTGACCAGCCCCGCTCCGGCGTCTGGGTCGGGCTCGACGCCCGACTCGTCGGCCTCCACCGGCTCAGTGGACCCGGCTGGGGAGGCAATCAGTAGCCACACGGGCAGGTGGTCGAGCCGCACTGAACGCTCGGTGTACTCGACCACGTGACCGGTGCGCGTGTTCTTGTAGACCCACACGTCGGCGGACATCAGTAGGCCGCGTCCTTGCGGATGTCGATCTGCACGATGATGTCGGTCGGCGTGCCACCGAGCGCGCCGACGACGGCCGCGAGCGTGTCGCCCTCGGCCAGCCGCACCGAAGCCGGCGCGGCCAGGGTGCCGGACGCCCAGGTGGAAGCGGCCGGGGTGGTGCCGTTCGCGGTGAGCATGTTGACGCCGTTCTTCGTCGCGTTGAACGGCGTGTCGGTGCCGCCGACGCGGTAGGCGCGCACCGCGACCACCCGGCACGGCACGGTCGCGCGCCACAGCACGTAGCTGCCCGCGGCGACCGTCGCGCCCTTGAGCGTCAGCGTCTTCTCGGTGATTCTCGGCTTGTAGGCCATGGATCAGTCCCCTTCGTGGAGGCGTGGGAAGAGCCGCGAGCGCGGCTCGCGGGTTCGCAAGCGGAATTGCTTACGGGACGTCGGGGCCCTTGACCAGCACGGCACGGTCCGGGTCCAGGGTCTTGGTGCCGTACAGGCAGTCGATCGAGATGATGTCCTGCTTGAGGTCGATGTCGTAATCCATGACCACGCGCAACGAGAAGCCCTTGTAGTTCGCGACCGTGGCGCGGGCCGCGCCTTGCGGCAGCACCAGGGGCCTCATCACCAACGCCAGCGCCGTCCGGTGGAACGCGAGGCCGACCTCGGTAGTGCTGGCGCCGGTGACCGGCGTGGGCACCTTGATGTTCTGCGTGCCATAGCTGTCGAACCCGAAGATCCGCTTGCCCAGCGACGCCTCGCGCAGGCCGTCCGTGGTGCCGGAGGTGTCGGTCTGGTGGAACAGCGGGTCGGACAGCCAGTGAGCCTTCGTCTGCGGGCCGATCACCAGCGACCGCTGCGACGGCGGCACGTTCCGCTCGTTGAGGACGCGGTCGGCGTCGATCGCGACCTGCGGGAACTGGTACTGGTGGATGTTCGTGGGGCCGGGGACGCCGACCTCCTGGAGGATATCGTCCCGAAGCGCCAGCAGGTCGTTGTCGATCTTCTGGCTGATCGCTTCCATTGCGGGCGTCAGGAACTGGACGCCGAAGTCCTCGACCTCCAAGGTCATCTCTTCCGAGGTCACGCAAAACGAGACGTCGGCCAGGTGGTTGAGCGTCACGGGGATGGCGCCCTCGACGGCGTTCTGAATGTTGATGCCGTTCTGCCTGTTGTACTCGTCGGCAGTGAAAACCGCAGGCTTCCTCACCGTCACGGTGTCGCCCTGCTTGCCGGCGAATTCGGTGTCCAGGTCCCTGTGGACCAGCATCGCCATCACACACGTCTCGTACAGCGTGGCGAGCGCCTGCTTGGCGATCAGGTCCGGGGTGAGCAGCGTGTTGTTGCCCAAAGGCATAGCTTTACCTCTTAGGTCTCATCCGACTTCTTGCGCCTACGGGCGCGGAAGTCATCGACGGTCAGTGATTCCTCGGGGCGTGCGCCGGTCCCGCCGGCGAAATCCCCTCCCGACTTCGCGGGCGGGCCTGCCGTCTGCGATGCCTTGAACTTCGGGTTGTCCTCCACCGCGCGCTTGATCACGTCGTCGATGGCTGCGGCGTCGTCCGGGTCGAGCTCCCGCACATTGCGCAAGAACGAACGGCTGTCGAGCAGGGCGTCGGGGTCCGCGCCGAACTTCGTCGAGGACCGGTGGATCGCCAGCTCAACCCGCACCCTGCGGTGCAAATCCCGCTCCGCGTCGCGCTCCTGCTCGGTGGTGGACTTCTCCGTGGTGAGCCGGTCGATCACGGTCTGCGGGTCGGGCGGCGTCTCTTCTGCCTCGACCAGGCCGAGCGCGCGAGCGATCTGCTGCGCCACCTCCTGCTGCGCCGTCTTGACCAGGTCCTCAGCGGACGGCCCGGTCGGCACGGCGTCGGCCTGCTTCTTCAGGTCCCCGAGCTGCGTCCGGAAGTCGGCCGCCTCGGCTCTCGTGTCCTTGATGAGCTTCTGCGCCCAGTTCGGCAGCTCATCGACGCGCTTGGCGTCCGGATTCACCGGCTGCGGCTCGGCAGGCACCTCGGGAGCTTCCGGCTCCTGCGGGGGCTGCTCGGGCATGGTCTCGGAGCCGCCCGCGACCACACGGATCGCCCGGCCGTCCCTGCGGTAGCCGATCACCGCGCCTGGCGTGGTCGGCAGAGATTCGTGCATCACGACAAGGCCCTCCTGGAGCCGGACATGAAAAGAGCCCGCGCCTGGCGGGCTCCAACGAGGTTTGCCTATACGAGAAAGGCCCGCACCTGGCGGGCCTTTGAAAGATCAGCTATGGGGCGTTGTACTGGCCGGTCAGTAGACGGTGCCGGGTGGCGCGTCCGGATCGGGCTCCGGCATCGGCACTCGTGGCGGATCGCCCGACACCTCGGCCGCGGCGATCACGCCCACGGCTCGCAGGTAGACGGCCACCTCGTCGTCGGGGCCGGTCGGCGTGTAGTACGGGCCGGTCGGCGTCAACGGCTGCGGCTGGTCGAGCCTCACCACCATGTCCGCCCACGTGTCCGGGTCGGACGTCCAGTCCGACCCGTCGTAGGCGACCCACCGGCCCGCCATGGTCCGCGAATCCACACGCCACGCCATCAGAGCACCCCCAGCAGGCCGAGCACGAACCGCTGCAACTCAATGCCGCCGAACCGCTCGCTGCTCCGAGCGAAAACATCCTGCAACCCCACCTGGAACACCTCGCTCGACACGCCCGCTGGATCATCCGGCTTTGCCGACTCGTAGGTCTTGCCAGCGTAGGCGTCCGCCCACTCGTCGCGATAGGTGACCTCGTCGCTGGCATAGGAGCTGTACGCGTGGAGCTTCTTCAGCTGTTCCCGCTTCTCCAGCGTGCCGTTGCTGGTTGCGCGGCGGCGTACGAAGGTGTACTCCAACTCACGCAGGCCCGGCACGTAATCCTCCATCCGGTGGCCCAGCTCGTGCAGGAACACCTCAGCGTCCTCGGAACTGAACGCACCGTCGTTATCGCCCGCATTTGACGGAAGCGCGATCAGGTCGTCCACCGCCCGCTGGAATGCCCGCCCAGTACGAGAGTTGCCCAGCCACAGTGGCCGGCCGACTGTGCGGCGGATCCAGTCGGAGGGCAAGTTCGGCAGCGCTTCAGCCAGCAGACTCGTCCAGTCGTCCCGCACCTTGCTCACCCGCGCCGACAGGAGTCCACTTCCCGACAACGGCTTGGCTTCCATCCGGCCGCCCATACCACGCACCCGCGCAAGCAGGTCACGCACCAGCTCGGCCTCGCGCCGCCGCAGCTCGCGCAGCGCGTCATGGTGATCCGCAAGCGCGGCATCGCGCTCCCGCATGAGCCGTTCACGCTGGCCATACAGCTCATCCAGGCGCTTATCGCGTTCGTGGACGCCCGGCTCGCTGCGGGGCACCGCCTCCACCCGCTTTACCTCGCCCCTCGCCCGGTTGAGCTCGTCGTCAAGCTCGTACTGCCGCGTTCGCGCTCGGATCTGCCGCGCCCTCAGTTCGTCACGGCGCTGATCGCGGGTGAAGGCGTCCATCAGGTCGTCATGCAGCGCCTCGCCCGCCTCCATCACCCGGTCGAGGAACGTCTCATACGACTCGGGCGGCAGAAGGGCGCCGTTGGCGTCCTTCCGATACTGGAGGGTCCGGTACGGCCCGACGTCCTGAAGGTTCCGCTCGTCGCCCGGGAGGATCTGACCGGCCGCGAACCTCGCCGCCGCACTCTGTCTAGCCTTCAACGCGTCCTGCCACACCGCGATGTCGCTCTTGACCTTCTTCGTCTGACGCTTGGCTCGCAGCTCGACCAGCTTCTTTTCAGCGTCAGCGATGAGGTGGTCGATGCGCCGCCGCTTCGTCTCATCGGCACTGCTTCGAGCGTCCAGCCACGCGTCCCGCTCCACCGGCAGCTCGCGCCGCGCCCTGTTGATCCGGTCAGCGGCATCCTGCGACAGCATGCCGCCCGCGTGAACAGCAGCACGGCCCGCTCCGGGCTGCGGCTTCGCCGCCGCAGGAGTTGGCTCGTCTCCACGCGGCGGCTGGCCGCCCGTAGGTGGGGCCGGCGTCGGATCGGGCTTCGGTTCCGGCGCGGTGAACGGCTCGCGCGGCGGCTCGCCGCGCCGGACCTGCTCGCGGTCCTTCTTCCGCCGCAGACCCTTCTCGGCCAGATGCTGTTGAAGCTTCTCCTGCGCGGCCTTGGACTTCTCCTCAGCGAACCGGCGCGAACGGGCGTCGGTCGCGACCGCACGCTTGCGCTTCCAGCCGCGGATTTCCCGTTCCAGGCGGCGCTGCGTCTGCGTGTCCCGATAGGTGGCAGTCACGTCCGGCTTCGGCGCCGGCCTGGTCACGCCCGGCAGGTAGGCGCCGAACCCGTGATGGCAGCCGGGATGGTTCAGACCGGCGGCACGGGCCTGCGGCACCGTCGCCCGGACGTTGACCTCAACCATCTCGCCGTCGTTGATCGTGTGCTCCAGCCGGTGAACGCCCGGCTGGCCCTGCTGGGCCAGGACCTCGCCCTCCCACGGCAGACAGATCGGGCACGAGTAGAGCGCGTTCGACACCATTACCAGGTCAAGTCCCGCATCGCGCAGCGTCGCCAGGTGTCCGTCGCGGGCGGCTCGCGCCGTGGCGGTGCGGATCGCCATCTCGGCGTACTCCCGCATCCCCCACGAACGGTTGGCGCTGTCCGTGAAGCCCTTCACACCCTTGCCGGCGAACCGGTCCAGCGCCCGCGCCACCACCTGGCGGAACGTCAGCGCCCCCGTCAGTTCCGACCCGGACGCGAACGCCACGACCTGCCGGTAAACGTCGTCGACGCCGCGCAACGCGCCCACCTGAACGTCATCCAGCATGGTCGCCATCTGCCGGGCCAGCTCGTTCACCCCGCTGCCGGGGTTGACCTGGTCTTTCGCGCCGAGCTTGCGGGCGTCCGCGAGGACCTTCTCCAGCCGCTTGCGCGCCTTGCTGTCGGCGAGCTGCGCGGCGGCTTCGGCTTCGGCGGCGTCCATCCCGTCGCGGTAGGCGTCCTGCACGGCCTGCGTCGCGGCCTTCTTCGCCGCCTCCATGCGGCGGAGGATCGCGGCGGCCTGCTTGCGGAGCTGCTGGATTTCGCCCAGCCGCTTGGTCGCCCACGTCTCGGTGTCCTCGACGTCGACACCGCGCGCCACTTGGCGGGCGATCGCCTCCAGCAGGTCGAGCTCCGCCTGTTCGTACATGTCGGCCACCAGACGGGCCTGCTCGATCGCCCGCTCGACAGCCTCAACGCCCGAGTCCGCCACCGCTCCCCCTTCGGGTCACGTTGGCAATACGGCATGTGTCAGGCTGCGTCGTCCAACTCGTCAGGCACGTACGTCTCCGACAACTCCGTGGGGTCGGCCACGGTGATGGCCATCTCGTCCTTCAGCTTCTGCACTTCGGCCCGCACCTGCGGGTCCTCCCACTCGGGATGCAGCATCCGCACGCGAGTCTCGACGCTGGCCGCCTGGGCCCGGTTCAACATGTCGAGCGTTCGACTGATCGCTTCGGGGTCGGGCATGACGCCGTCCGGCCACTCGACGGTGGCGCGTTCGCTCACCACCTTGGTTCCGTAGATCGCGTGATCGACGGCCAGCAGGCATTCGGTCAGCCACGCCAGGCACGGCGTCCAATACCCGATCTTGCGACCGCGCGTGGTGTACGACTTGTGCCGCCGCATGTGGATTTCGGTCGCCGTCGCCGCCTGGCCGCTGCCGTCGTCCTCGCCGAAGCTTTGGACGCTGTATCCGGCGCCCCTCAAGATCTGCGCGGTGAGGCTTTTCGCCGTTTCCCTATGCTCTTGGACGCGGATCTCGAACTGGGAAATGGTCAGCTCAGCCGCCCCGGAACCGCCCGGAGGCGGCAGCATCGCGAGCCCCGAGTAGATTTCGCGGTCGGGGTCGAATGCCGCGCCCCGGCCGCGGCCAGTGTTCTGCAAGTAGACCTCGGGGACCACGATCCTGCCCTTGCCCAAGCGAAGATCGCGCATCCAGGACGTCATGGTCTCGTCGAGCGCATCCATGATCGGCTCAACGCCAGCGTAATCACTGCGGCCCAGACTCGTGCCGCGCAAGGTCCGGTGAGGCCTCATGTTGGGCACGTAGCCGACCAGCAGCCCCTTGTCGTAGCCCGAGTCGAAGCCGCCCGCCTCGTCCACGATCGCGGCGAACCCCTCGGTCGCCGGATGGTCCGTCAGCGGAACCTGCCGCCCCAGATGGTCGTGATCACCCCGATAGAGGCCGTGATAGACCCTGCCCACCTCATGCTTTTCGAGGTGCCGCCACACTTCCTTGCCGTCCTCGTGGACGATCCGCCAGAACGTGACCGCCTTCAACCGTCCCGAGCTGAACTCGGGCACCCCGGCGTCGGCGGGAAGCACGTCCACGATCGGGAAGTCGTGCATCTCCGTGTCCCAGCCGACCCTGAGGAAGACTCCGCCGTACGCGGCGGCCAGCTCGGCGGCCTCCAGCCAGATGCCGTACACGCCTGCTTCGGCGAGGATCTTCTCCAGCCGTGCCTGGCCCTTTTTGCCGTTGACGCGGAGAGTGGGTGGCTCGCTGAACAACAAGTCGGCGGACGTCGCCGCGATGTCGGACGCGATCGGAACGTGGATCTTCGTCGAGCGGTTCTGCGTGGCCGGCGTCTTCGTCCCCCAAAACCAGCGGGTCGCCCGCTGCCACCAGCCGCCGCCCAAAATGGGGCGGTCCCAGCCCTTCGGGTCCAGGCCGATACCCGGCACGTTCCCGCCGCCGTACACCTCGGTCAGCCGATCCGGGTCGCCCGCATACCAGGCGCCATGAACCCCGTAGAGCTTCATCTCAGCCTTGGTGTGCGGCGGCGGCCACTCCTGATCAGACGTAGGGAGCGGCATGGTCACACCTCACGAATCATCTCGTCCGGCCAACACCACGGCGATCCCGATCCACGAGTCGGCCAGCGACTCCACGCGTTCCATCCGTGCCAGATCCGGCTCCAGCTCGGCATTCATCAGCAGTCGGGCCGCGTTGATCACGGCCTCGTTGAACGTCACATTCACGCGCTCTCCCGGACCGGTCATGTGATCGGCACCAGCCCAGACGGCAGAACCGGCCGCTCGACCGCGCCCGTGATCCGCACCCACGCCATGTAGGTGCCGTCCGTCAACGTCACCGTCCCGCCCGGCCCGATGAGGATGCGGGCAGTCGCTCCCTTGCCGGTGGCGTTGATCCACTCCGCCAGGTGCCAGTTGGGCTCGGCGGGTTCGGCACCGGGAACGGTGAAAGCGATCTCCACCGTCTCCGTGCCCGCTGGCCCTTCAACGGGGATGTAGAGGTAAGGGCGGCTGAGAGACGAGATTGGTTCCACGATGCTCCTCTCTCATGGCTGGGTGGTGGGACGGGCCGCCGACCATCGCGTGTGCGGCGATGACCTGGCCCAGGTCGTGTAGGGCGGCGAAGTCGTCCAGGCGACGAATGGTTTACCGGCGCGCAGGGGCGGCGTCCGCCGCAGCACCACCCGGGCGGTGCCCGTTTCGACGGCACGGCCGAGCACCCGGCGCTTCGTCGCCGACACCGCAAGTGCGACGTCGGCAGCGTTCGCGCGGGACAGCTGCACGGCCCGCGCGAAGGTGACCAGCCGGGACTGGCCGCTGTCCTGCGCGCGTGCCAGCGAGCGGATCTTGACGGCGCGGAACGGCCGCGCGTGGTCGAGTTCGGCGACACGCGACACCTGCGCCTTGCTGCGCATCACTGCCGCGGTATCGACCTCGGCGGCCAGGCCGGCCAACCGGGTCTTGCGCCTGCCGAGTTGCAGCGCCGCGTCCGAGGCGACGACGCGCAGCAGAACGCCAACCTTGGCGGGCTGCAGCGGCGGCACCTGCTCGATGTCGACGACCTGCGCAATCGTCTGGATCTTGACCGCCGTCAGCGGCCGGGCCGCGCCGCTCTCACCCGCCCGGACAGCGGTCCGGGCGCGCGCTATGCCGAAGGGTAGCGCCTGGTCCGTCTCGAAGAGGATGGGCAGGCTCTCGCCGCGGCGGGTGCGGACCTGGACGGCCCGGTTCGGATAGCCGCGCCCTGCTCTGGCCATGGGCGTCCTACCGGGTCGCGGCTCGGTGCCGCGCCCCTGCCGGGATGGAGGTTCGAGACCGGACGGCGGCGCCGAAAGCGACGGGGCCGAGCTTGGTGGGGCCGACCGCCACGCCGTCCATATGCCAGTGGTCACCGCCTGTGCCGTGGAACAGGTGGAACTCCGCATCAGCGGGCTTGCCACCAGGCCAGGCGACCGTGGAGGAGATCGCGGTGGCGGTGTGCGTCGCCGAATCCGGCGTGTGATACGTCCACACCTCGACGGTGCCGTTGCCTGCGCTGTTGATCGTGTAGCGGAGCTCGATCCGCACCCACTGGTTGATCGGCAGAGCCGTCCCGACTGTGGCCACCTCCACGTCGCCGTGCCCGGAGTACACCCTGACCAGCCCATCGCTGAAGAGCCACGCCTTGGACACCACGACGCCGGCCGGGCCGAGCAGCGCGAACACGCCCGCGGTCGAGGTCCACGGGCCGACCTGCCGCAGGTACAGGCGGGCGCAGACAACGTCCCCCGGCTGGGTGACCGAGCGCCAATCGACGTGCGTGTCGGCCCCAGGATTGGGGTTTCGGGCAGATACGCCGCTGGTGGCGAAGAAGTGCGCGCTGCTGTACTCGGCCACCCCAACCACGTTGTTGAACGGATCGCCGCCTGCAGCCGAGTTCTCCGGCGTGATCAACGCCCCGGGGGAACCACCGTCGAAACTGTTCGACCACACCGCAGGGGCGTCGTTGAAGATCAGCTGATCGATGAAGGCCGCATCCTCGCCGGCGAACTGCGAGCCGTCCTTGCTGTAGAGGAAGGTCACATGGCTTACGCCGACCACCGACAGGCGGCCGGAATACGTCCACTCCACATCGCCCGACAGCTGAAGTGCCGTGCGCATGTCAAGGAAGACGTCGAAGATGTCGTACGTGGCTTCGCTGGATACGCGATACCAGAACTCGACCGTCGTCGCCCCGGGCGGTACCGCCACCACGACGTCGGACGTTTGGTCGTCTTCGATGACCGCGCTGCGGTAGCAGAAGCCGCCCTGCAGCGGCTGCACGTCCGTGCGCGTCCAGTCGCCCGTGACGGACACGGCCAAGGTGTCGTCCTCGAAGTCCTCGACGATGACGGCCACGCCTGTCCTCCGATCTGGCTCAGGCCCGTTCGACCCAGAAGGTCGCCGAGATGCTGATCCCCGCCGGATACCTGGCGCGCAGCACAAACCCCGTGCCTGGCCCGCAGTCCGGGCTGTCACCCAGCGGCAGGTCGTAGATGACCAGACCGCCATTCGGGGTCAGCGGGTAGGAGTCGATGGGGGCCAGGACGGTGGGCTCATTTCCAGCCGTCCACGCCGAACCGGCGAGGAAGCCTGGCGCGATCACCCGCCCGTACAACTGCTGTGGCGTCACCGCGGTGGAGGTGACTCCGCCGGGAGCGTTGCTGGCGAACGTGGCGTTGCACAGCTCGACATCGCCGGGCACGCCGGACGCGTTCACGCCGTACAGGCCGACGCGCACCTTCTTCAACTCCAGGCCGCATGCGGCCGGAGCCAGAACACCCAGGACGCTGCGGGCCGTATTCGCCGTCAGCAACACCGCCGCTGGCGTGATCGCAGAGTAGCCGCACTTTGCCACGTCACACCGCCTGGTAGAAGCCGACAGAGTCGATCTGCACGACGACGTTGGAGCCGTCCGGATTCAGCGAGAAATCGTGCGACGTCATCGGGACGACGGCGCTGTCCGGCGAACCAGTCGCCGGCCGATAGCAGATGAGGACCTTCACCCAGGAGCCGCCCGCCGCTTGCACGGACTCGAACATCGCGTCCGGGATGTCCAGCGGCATGGCGTCGCTGCCGAGATCGGGGAGCACGTCGTTCAGGTCGACGGCGGCCAGCACCTTACGGGCATAGCCCGCGTTAGTCGCCTCATCGGTGGTCCCGGACAGGACGGCGTCCAGAGTGGTCTTGTCACGCAGGACGGCATCCGACTCGACGCCTGAGGCGGCCAGCACGACCATGAGCAGGCTGCTGGTGGCGGGGTCGCCGACTCGGACGCGGTGATACAGCTCGGCCACGCGGCCCTTCGCCACGTTGAACACGAAATCGGCCACGGGCCTCTCCTCGGGAGTTGTTGGTGCTGGTCGCGCATGACCAGGGGTGCGGTCCCGGCCGCGGGCTGCCCCTCAACAACCGGGGCCGGGACCGCACCGCGCGGCTCAACGCGGGCGAGCGGAAGGTCTCGCGGCGGAGCCACCCGCCCGCGAAGCGGGCGGGAGTTGATGAATGCGAAAAAGCTTGCGTCAATTGGAGAGTTCGATCAGCGGCTGCCACGCCGCTTCCGTCGTCCTCAGCAGGTAGCGGCCGGCGTCGAGCGCATGGTCATCGAGCTTGACCGGGGCGTCCTCGCCGCGCTCGGCCCGCTTGTCGTCCCACGCGTAGGAGCCGATCTCCGTCAACCAGCCCTCACAGGAGCGGTGCACCCGGAGCCGGTCGGCACCGACCAGGTTGCTGACCGTGCGGATGCCGTCGAGCACCTTGTTGTCCGCCATGACGGGCGCGAACCCATCCCGGTGCAACTGGGCGATGAAGCTCGCCGCGGACGGGTCCACCACGACCCAGTCAGGCTGGACGCCGTACGTACCAGGGCCGTAGGTGCCGGGAAGGGTGCGCAGCCAGTCGCGAAGCTTCTTCGAGTACTCGGCGTCCGTGAGTTGGCGGCGCTGGACTTTGCTGTCCCACCGCCACTCGTGCGTGAAGTAGATCCGCCGTAGACCGTGCCGGTCCGGCACGCTCACCCCGGCCAAGATCGCGTTGAACGGGTTCGTCGTCCCGTAGTCCACGCCGAGCCCGAGCCAGCGTTCCATCGGCGGCAGCGCGTCCACGATGTGCCGGTCAGGGTCCCACATGTCGTACACGGCGCCCTCGGCCATCACCCACAAGCCCTCGATGAAGCGCTTGTACCAGAGGCCGGTGTACTCCCGTTTCAGGTTGGCGACGTAGGTCGCGTCCAGCGCGGGGTTGTCGTCCAGAACGAAGTGGAAATACTTCAGGTCCAGCTCGTGAGCCCGCAGAATGAACCTCTGGCGGAGCCAATGGTTAGGGGCGTCGGGATTGCACGTCGCGAAGATCTGCGCGCCCGCCACACTGCACCTCGCGAGCAACTGGTCCCAGAAGTTCTCCGGCAGCAAGGTCGCCTCATCGACATACGCCCCGCCACACGTCATTCCTCTCAACCTCGACTCCGACCGCATGTCGTTCGCGCTGATGATCTCGACGCGGCGGCCGAGAATATTGCAGGTCGCGGCACCTCTCGTATAGAAAATCCGCTTCGCCACGGGACCCGTCAGGCTCGGATCCATGAGGGGCTCCATGACGTTGCGCGCGACGGTCTCGCCCGTCTTGCCGACGATCACGAGATGGCCGCCCCGGCGCGGGGCCTGCGCGATGTACATCAACCACCGCAGCAGGCTGGCGATGGTTTTGCCGCTGCGGACCGCGCCCGAAGCGATGTTCAGCCGCGCCGTGGACAGGGCGATGAACTGCTCTTGCTTGGGCGACAGCGAGATCGCCGGCATCAGGCCGCCTCGGCGTCCGGCGGCTCGATTTCCCGCACCACCTCGGCGTCGACCGACTCGATCGCCGGAGCGTGCCGGGCCTGCAACTGGAAGAGCATCGTGCCCAGCAGGCTCGCGATGTCGCCGTCGCCTACGCTGTTGCGGTTCAGCTGGTCCAGGCCCATCAGGTGGCTGACTCGCAGCACCAAGGATTCGGCCTGGGCGACCGCCTTTATGTCGCCGGCGAGCGCCTTCGGCCACACCGCCGCGAGCAGCCTGTCCAACCGGTCGAGATTGAGCCGAAGGTGTTCCTCGGCCGCCATCTTCTCGTCCAGCGCCGCCTGGCGCAGCGCGCGAGTGACGTCCGTGCAGGCGGCCCCGGCTGACTTGTAGCCCAGCTCACGGCAGATGACGTCCCATTTCAGGCCAGCGGTACGCATCTGCACTGCCTTGGCTCGCCGCTCGGCCGTCACGACGCTGCGAGCGACCTTTCTGCTGGACACCATGAAGAACCTCCGAGAGGGGGTGAGGGGAAGCGGGAGAAGGACGGGCGCGAACGCCCATGCAGTGGTGAAGGGTTCAGCCCGCGCGGTGAAGGAACTCGCCGCGGTGAGGTTCCGCGTCCAGCGCGCCCACCAGCGAAACCGTCGTCGTCACCGTCTGGTCCTGGTTGACGCCGCGCACCGTCATGCACGAATGCGACGCCCTGATCACGACCCCGGCGCCCAGCGCGGGCAGACCCTCGTGGATCGCGTCGGCGACCTGGCGGCCGAACCGTTCCTGAAGCTGAAGACGGCGGGCGAACACCTCGACCAGGCGCGGCAGCTTCGACAAGCCCAGCAGTCTGCCGTCCTTCGGCAGGTAGCCGACTGTCGCCGTGCCGTGGAACGGCAGCAGGTGGTGCTCGCACAGGCTCGCGAACCGGATGCGCTCGACGACCACCAGGCCGCGCGCCCGCTCGTCAACGAACACACGGTCCAGTTGGACATGCGGGTCCATGGCGTATCCGGCGGTCATCTCCCGCCACGCCCTGACCACCCTGGCGGGCGTGTCCTCGATCACCGGCCGCGTGGGGTCGACTCCCACAAACCTCAGTAGCGTCTCGACGGCTTGGTGCGCGTCGTTCAACGTTGGCGCGTCGGCCACTCAGCGCCCCCGTTCGTCGCCCCAGGCCAGCACATGCAGGCGTGGCGTGATGTTGAAGCCCGCGGCGATGGCGGGATCGGCGATCCGCATCAGGTGGGCCGTCGTCGCGTCGGCGGTGGTGCCCTCCGGCATCACCCACACCGAGTCGGGGTCCAGCTCGAACCGGTCGACCAGCTCGGCGAGCTCCGCGACGTCCGTTTCATCCCGGCACACCGTCTTGAAGCACGCGCCGCCCACATCGGCGAGCTGCCGGAAGCGGGCCAGTGCCGCCGGCGCGACCCGGCGCTCTTCGCTCTCGCCCGAGTTAGCCAGCTTCAACCCCACGTTGAACCGCGACACCCCTCGCTCGGCGGCCTCCGTGGGGGCGCGAGTGCCGTTCGTCTCGATCTCAACCTCGAAGTCCCACAGCAGCCTCAGCAGCTCGCCGAACGCCGGGTAGGTCTGCTGAAGCAGTGGTTCGCCCCCCGTGATGACCACGAGCGGCACGTTCATCGCCTCGACCTGGGCGACAGCGTCGGCGACCGGGACGCGGGACAGCTCCGCCCGCAGGTCGAACCGGGTCGCGTCCCAGGTGTACGGCGTGTCGCACCAGGAGCAGGCTAGCGAGCAGCCGCCGAGCCGTATGAACGCGACGCGGCGCCCGCACGACGGTCCTTCACCGGCCACCGTGGGGCCGAACACTTCGCTGACGACCAGGCCCTCGACGGCGTAGGCCGCTACGCCGCCCACGACGCTCCGTTCGTCGCCGTCTCCGCGAGGTCCACCCGGATCACCCGCGCCCCCTCGGCGTGCGGCACATCGTCCAGCAGGACTTCCGCCACGGCGCTGATCTCTTCGGCGACCCGCTCCACCGTGGGCCAGCCGCCGACGATCGCGTACACCTTGTTGCCGAAATGGGCGAGCGCCGGCCCCAGCGGGTCGGCGTCGCCCAGTATCGAGCCGTGATCGAGCATGTGGTCGAGCCAGGACCTGAGCGCCTTCTTGAAGGCGCCGAACTCCACCACCATCCCCGCGTCGTCCAGCGCGGGCGCGGCCACCGTCACCTCAACGCTCCACGAATGGCCGTGCAGGCTCACGCACTTGCCGGGCAGGTGCGGCAGCCGGTGAGCGGCCTCGAACGTGTGGCGGACCCTGATCTCGTGCGTCACAGACGGTCCTCCTGACGTTCGACGCTGTACCTTGTCCAACCGGCGTCGTGGCCGATGTCGTCGAACACGCCGAGCACGTCCAGGTCGATGCGGCGCAGCTGGTAGTAGCCGCCGTACCGCTCCCACGACTCGTGGCGGAAACCGTCCACATGGGCGAAGATCCGGTCGGCGACGTCCTCGTTCGTGGCGTCCCTGAACGTCTTGCGCGTCAGCTCGTGCAGGTGATCCAGCAAGGCCCGGTTGGTCGTCTCGAACGACGGGTAGCCGTGTGCGCCGAGCGTGTCGAACGTGACCGACACCCGGCCCGTGTGGAAGTGGCCGCGCAGCCCCATCGCGACGTTCACGTTCGAGAAGAAGATCAGGAACGGGCCGACCGTCACGGTACGCACCATCACGCTGCCACCCCCTCCGGTTCCGTATCCGCCTGGGCGGCGGTCAGCAGCGTCCCCACCTGCGTGTCCACCAAATGCAGTCGGGTACCTTCGCCCCGCCGTTCCAGGTGGAGCCCGTACACGGGAGGCGGCACCTGGTGGCGTTTACGCAGCCACGCCGCGTACAACGTCGTCGATCGCGCCGACAGCCGGATCAGCAACGGCCGGTTCGACGCGTCACCCTGCAACACCTGCTCCGGCAGCGCCCCGTAGAAGCGCTCCAGCAGCCTGCGGTGACGCAACGGCGAAGAACCATCCAGCAGGAACGTCACATCCCGCGCCGTACGTGGGTCGAACAGCCGTAACCGCCCGAACCGGTAGCCGACCCCGAGCGTGCCCGATGAGTCCGCAGAGTACAACGGCAGGTTGTCGAGCACCGCCCGGCTCGAAATCCCCCAGCCGTGGAACCGCATCGTCGGCAGGTGGCGGCGAGCGTAGGCGAGGGTCCGGGCGGCCCAGCGGATCCCGGCGGTGTCACCCGTCGTCAGACCGCCGCCCAAGCCGACGAAATCCACGCCCTCGTCGGCGTACACGTGCAGCCACCGCTGCGGCGTGCCCACATGCAAGGTCGGCACCGTCGCGAGACCCTGCGCCCGCAGCGCCCGCCAGTTACGCCACGTCGCGTCCGGATCGCCAAGCACGTCGAGCGCCGCGCACCAGAACAGGTGCGGCTGCCACCGCCGTACCCAACCCGCGTACTCGTCGAGCCCGATCCTCACGCCCTGCGTGTAAGCGGAGTAGGCGCCGGAATCGCCGATCATGTTGAGCCGGCCGCTATCCACCAGCCGCCGCATCTGGTCGTCCGAACGCAGGTAATGGTAGGAGACGAGCGCGTCGATCACGCCGCCTCCTCACCGTCCCACTGCCACTCGACACCCAGCAGCTCCGCCAGCACCTGCGCCGGTTCACGGCCGGACACCGCTTCGCTCCACGCGGCGTTCACCGGGCGGGGCGCACGGAACCTCACCGGCACCCAGCCGTCCTGCCGGGTCGGCTCCCCCAGCATCTCCACCACGTCATCCAGATCAGGCACGACGGCGAGCCGCGTCAGATCAGCGAGATCGTCGTCGCTGTAACCGGTGCCCGCCAGATCGTCGTCGAGACTCGCCAGCAGCGCAGCCAGCGCGTCCGGGTCCTCGTAGCCAAGCGCCGCCGTCCGGTTGTCGGCCAGCAGAATCTTCTTCGCCCGCTCGTCGTCCACGTCGAGCAGCACACACGGCACCTCGGCCAGGCCGCGGGCCTGCGCCCCCTGCCAGCGGTGCTCACCCGCAATAATCCGCATTCGGGAGCGCTGCACCAGGACTGCGCCATAGAAGCCGTTCTCGTCGATGCTGTCGCCGATCACGTCGACGTCGCCGCGGTGCGGGTTCTCCGGGTGCGGTTCGAGGTCGACGACAGGTATCAGGCGGTACTCCTGGGAGGCGAGCTTGGCCATGTACGACCCTCCGATCATGGAAGTAGTCGACATGCGTGAGCTGCGATTATACGAAGAATTCCCAGGTCGCCATTCGCCGTATCAAATTGGGCAAGGATGACACGCCCCGCGTATCTCTCGCATACCCTAGCGGAACAGGCCAGCCTCCCCTCGTGTGACTCAAGGGGCGACGAGAGGCGGCCATGCGATTCATCGAAAAAACGTACGACAGACGACACGGTCAACGCTAGCCTGGAACGTAACACTAATCCCCTCTATCTCAAGGCTAACGACATGGCTCAGGGTGACTTGGGGTACCTCCACCCACTGTTCAGTATCGCAACGTCACTCGTGGACGACGAACAGCACGAAAATGTCAGCTTCGGACTCGGCGATATCGATGAACACAGCCAGCTGTCTCTGGACGATCAAGGCATGGACGGCCGAAACGTCTCCACCGTGGTCATCCACGCCATCGGCGCGGCCATCGATCACATCCTTACGCTTCATCTCCTGACGACGAAGGCAGGTGTTGTAACCAACGCGGCACCCTGGACCCTGCTCCGTGGCGCAATGGAGCCGGCCGCCCTCGCGGTCTGGGTACTCAACGGCGGAAGCCGCGATATCCGCCGGGAACGCGCCCTGCGGGTATGGCGTCAGGACATGGACGATAGAGGCAAGTGGGAAGAGGACACGGGATACCTCATCACTCCGCCAGCAAAGAGCGGAAAGATCCGCGCCGCCGAGATCGTCTCTCATGCCAACTCGATGGGCCTGCGAGGGGACCAGGTTGCGACCAAGCTGTACTACTCAGGGCTTATCGAACGCGCAGCGGAGATCATCGGATTGGACACCAAGTCCATCCGCGCGCATTGGCGCGCCAGCTCTGGGTTCGCTCACGGACGATCATGGGCATCAATCCGGCTCAGCTCCCCCAGTTCAGCACGCCGCATGCGCGACGGGTACGAATTCTCGATGACGCTGAACGAGGACGAGCATCGCAAGCTTGCCGAAGCCACTACGGCGTTCCTGACACGAGCCCTCGATGACTACGCCAAGGCTGCACAGGAAGCGGGAGCACCCCTTGCGTCCTGAACTTGCGGTGTAACCGCGCAAGGTGCCGGGTCACACGAGACCCACACTGACGATCATCGTACGCAGCGTTGTCAAATCAACGCAACGCGTGCGGCCCAGTCGTACACTCACCCGCATGAGCCCTCTGAGCCGCTGGCTCGACCGCATCCCCGAAGAGGAGATCGACGAGCTGCGCGCGTTCGCCCCCATCGGCACGCTCCTCATCGCCGTGTTCGCCCTGGGCAGCTCGTCAGCTGGCGGGCGCTGCACGACGACGCCAGCCCGTTCGCCATGCGGATGTCCGAGACCGACGCCACCGCGTGGCTGGTCATCGAGGCCGTGGCCGTGGTGCTGACCGTCGTCCTCGCTCGGATGTTCTGGGGGGGACGACGAGGCTGGGCGTTGCATGTCGGGAAACTAAAGATCGAATAGCGCTCCGTCGTCTTCGGCTCGCTTCACTGGCCCGTCCAGACCGGGCGGGACGGGTAGCACACCCGCGTCGGTCAGCTCGGCGACCGTGATGCGCTGCCCGTCACAGATCTCGGTGAGCAGTTCTTGCTGAGCGGGCTCTTCGCGCACGAGGAGCCCCAGAACGTTGAGCAGGTCAAGGAGTTCCATCGTCCATCCCGGCACCCAGCGCGGCGCGGTTTCGAAGTCCAACGGCAGACGCCTCTTCCCGGCGGGTTCCTTCTTGCGGTAGCCGTACCACTTGTCCAGGACGTTCCAGCCGGACACTTCGTAGTCGCGTACCCGCTGGGGCACAGGGCTCACGTTGCCCGTGCCGATCCACAGGTCACCGGACTCCGGGTCGTAGCGCAGCTTGTCGTTCGGCATATCGTCCGGCGTGTCGGAGATCTCCTCATCGCATCGGGGCCGCTCGGCCACAAGAAGCCGCGGGCTACCCGCCGGCCGTCCGGCGGCCGGGTCGACGTACCGTTCGCCGTAGCTGTGCAGCCAGAGAACACGTCGGCCCAGCTCGACGGCCCGGGTCCATAACGCCGCGTCAGCGGTCAAGGGGATACGCGCCCCAGGGACCTCCAAGTCTTCGCGGAAGCGCTCGCTGTAGGCGGGGTGTGCTGTGACGGCGGCGACATACGCCAGCATGTCTTCCGGATGCACGGGGTGTTGGAGCGTCTGCGACAGGCAGTCGAGGAGGCCAGGCGTGATGTTGGGCGTCGTGGCGTCCGCATCGCGATACAGCGGGCGGGTGCATCCGCTGCGCCCGTTGTAGTAGTGCATATCGGGGATGAGCGCGGAGAAGACCAGACCCGGACCACTCGTGACGGCTTGGGCGTTCTGCTCGACAGCGTAGATCTGGCGGGAGCCTCGCACACGCCAGAGGTCGGTGCGGCCCCGCACCATCAGACGGTTGTCAGGAATGATCCACTGACGGTCGAACGAACGGAATCCGACTCTCACTAGTTCAGGATGAGGACGCTGTTCCTCCGCAAGAGTCACCTTGTCGTGGGATGGGATGCCAGGCAATGGATCAACGATGCTTTCCAACTTTCGGTTATCGGCCTCCCCGAACGTCTCACGGCGTCCATCTCGGTCGGCCGCCAGGAAGAGTCGCCAGCGCTCGGACAAGGTCACCTTGTCGGGTGCGTAGATCCATGCTCTGCCCGGCGTTACTCCGCGCGAGGACCAAGGCATGAGGTCCGCGAAGCTAGGGCTGGATTCCCACACGTCGCTGCCCGGCGGCAGGAAAGGCGCTTCCCACTCGCTCGCGCAGAGACGCCACTGCTCGTCGGTGAGAGTGAGGCCGGTCAGCCGGGAGAGCTTGTCGTTGCGGTGGCCTTCGATCTGCACGTGATGGATCACTGCGGGCTCGCTACGGCTGTCGCGCAGCCGCACGAAGACGGCGATGCATAACTCTTGGGCTACCCCGGGGAACAGGCGCGTATTGACCTCCGGCCGCTGTCCTTCCGGGGAGACATCGATCACCCATCCCGCGTCGGCTGTTCTCCGCAGGTAGCGGCGCATCCCCGCGAATCCCCGTCCCATCAGCCACGCTTTCGGGGTGATGAAGGCAACGACGCCGAACGGGGCATCGTCGTGGAGGTCAAACACCTTGTACGTCGCCCAGCGCCAGAAATAGACGTACAGGTTCGACATCTTCGACTCGTACGTGCCGTTGCCCTTGAGGCGAAAAGCATCCATCGGCGGCGCTTCGCCCGATTTGGGGTCGCCCTTCTCCACCCACTTCCCCGCGCCTCGGGAGACCGCGTCGTACGGGGGGTTGCCGATGACGACCACGACCCGTTCGTTGCGCTTGACGTTGTTAGCCTGGCGGCGGGAGTCGGCGATCGGCTGGTAGGTGTGCGGGAGCCAGCCGAAGTCGTCCTTGGGGTTCTCCAGGGTGTCGGTGACATACATGCGCAGGCCGTCAGCGGGTGCTGTGGACCCGTGTTCCTTGAGAGCGGCGTGCATGCGCAACTCGGCGACGGCGTATGGTCCGGTCTGCATCTCGAAGCCGATCAGCCGGGTGGCGACCATCTCGCGCAAGCGGGGACCCACGAGTCCTCGTCCTTCGTCGACTTTGATCGCCTGGGCGACGCGTTCGAGAACGGTAAGCAAGAACGTTCCAGTGCCCATTGCCGGATCGACCACCACAACCTCGGGTGCGGCAAACCCCTTGGTGATGCCGAGGTGCTGTTTCAGAACATCATCAGTGAGCCGGACCATAGCGTTGACCACCCCGTTCGGGGTGTAGAACGAGCCGGTCTTCTCGCGCAGTTCGTGGTCGTAGACCTGGAGGAAATCCTCATACAGGCGCAGGTAGGCATCGCCGGAGCCGTCGTCGAGGCGCGACCACTCCACGGGGCCGATGACCCGGAGCAGCGTGTGGAGGGTCGTGGACAGCCCTTCAGCCGAGTCGCCGGTCAGGATGTCGAGCGCGCGGCCCATGAGGGAGTGCTTCTTGCCGAGCTTCGAGGCGATCCCGTGCATGGTGTCGCCCTCGAAGACGATACCTTCGACGCGGGCTAAGAGCAGGGCGAAGACAACGGTCTGGGCGTACTGGTCGGCGAACTGGTCATCCGTCTTCTCGGGGAAAAGCAGGCGACGCCAATCCTCCGCGAGACCGGTAAACACCTTTGGGCGCTTGCCGGACTTCTCCAGGCTGATCGTGCGTGCCACTTCCTGGCACAGAAAGCGGCACAGACCCGCGACGGCCTTGACGAGCTGGCCGACAGTACGCGGCGGCTGTGGCTTCCAGGTGAGGAAATCCTGCAAGAGGCGGGCGATGCCGCTGTCGGCTGGGGCCAGGCGGTCTCCGGCGGACTTGACCGACCCTGCCATGCGTACGAGATCCCCGACGCGCTGCCCGTTACGGTAAAGGCCCCACTCGTCGCCGTCGGTGTAGAGCACGTTCGGTAAGAGGGCGAGTTTCTGCCACTGTGCGGCGTTACGACCGGTGAAGGATGTCGGGTCGGCGCCGAGTCCCGGCTTCTTGAGCTCGATGTACCCAGCCAGCGATCCGGCCACGTCGACCGCGAAGTCGGGGCGGGCATCCAGATCGGCCAGGGGGACTTCTCCGGTCAGCGTGACCTTCAGGGCGAGGGCGTCGCCGACCGTGCGCGCCAGGGTCTCCAGCGGGCCACGTAACTGGTCCTCAGGCCATCCGGAACCCTTGAGCTTGGGTTTCACCTCCATGCCGAACCTCGACACTGCGGCACGGACAGCCTGCTCGTAGTCACCGCTAGGGGGCACGCCGCTCTACCTCCACTATGGAGCCGATAGAGGTGTCTGGATGGCCCGACTGTACGGCAAATGCGGATCTTGGTCTAGACCAGCGGCGGGATACGTTTGCCTAGCTCACGGCACCCATAAGTTGGCCAAGACACCGATGGGGATGGAACGCCAGATGTGGTTCCACGAGGACCAGGTGCAGAAGGTGGAGGGCCAGGACTTACAGCCGGGTGCGGCGCACGTACGAGCGTCAGGACTTCGGTGCTAGCCCTGCCTTTCCAGCCGGCCGATGGCGCGGTAGATCGCCGGGCGGCTCACGCCCAGCTTGTCGGCGATCTCCTGCACCGTGCCCTCCCGGGCGTCGTACATCGCCTTCGCCTGACGCGCCAGGTGGTCGGTTAGCTTCGGCTTGCGCCCGCCCTTACGTCCGCGGGCGCGTGACGCCTCCAGGCCCTCGCGGGTGCGCTCGGAGATCAGCGTGTGCTCAAACTCGGCGACCGCGCCGATGATGTGGAAGAACATCTTGCCCACGGGCGTGCTGGTGTCGATTCCCTGCTCCAGCACTACGAGGTCGACGCCGCGCGCCTGCAGGTTTTCGGAGAGCTCGATCAGGTTCTTGAGGGACCGGCCGAGGCGGTCGAGCCGAGTCACCATCAGCTGATCGCCGCCGCGCAGCCGCAGCAGCGCCTTGTCGAGCTCGGGACGGCTCGCGAGCTTGCCGGAGACCTTGTCGACGTAGATCTCATCGCATCCGGCGGCAGCTAAGGCGTCGCGCTGAGAGTCGGGGTTCTGGTGGCGGGTGCTGACCCGCCCGTAGCCGATCTTCATTGGTAAATTGTAACGCAATCACGAATGCTTGCGTTACATTGCAACGAACACGGGTTACGAACAGAATTGACGTGCGCGAACGCGAACCGATCTTGACGTACGAAAACAATCGTTTACGGACAAGGTCGCCCTCAGCGTGCCCGTGTCCATCCCCATGGGCGTCGCCATCAACCTACTCGTGCCCTGATGATCTCCGTCGTCCCGTTGGTGAGCTAGATCTAAGTGGATTCTCCCGGGCTTGTGAGCAGCTCTCGAAGCTTTTCCTGAGCCGCAACCCGTCGCTGTTGCTGATATCTCAGGACGGCGTCCTTCGCAATGACCTTCTGCACCGCTTCTCCAGTCGGAGACCGCACCACCGGCTTCTCCCCTGACCGATCCACCACCACATCCGGCCTCGCGTCCGGCGCCAGCCGCCCAAGATGCCATCCCAGCTCGGCGGCGCGCTTCACCAGTTCGTCTACCTCAACCTTCTCCGGCGGCTCTGCAAGTTCCTCCTCCACACTCTCCCGCGCCTGCTCCACCTCCGCCAACTCCACCGCCACCCCGGCGGCCTCCACACGCTTCGCCCGCCCCAACACCGCAGCCAAAGGACGGCGCAACACCACCACCGCCACCACCACAGCGACAGGCCAAGCCAGAGAGCCGACAAGGGACGCCACAAGCTGGAAACCCGACATGCCAAGGCATCGCAGCAGCACGAGGAGGCGTTACCGCAAGGGAACAGCGCGGGAAGACGGCGCACCCCCACCCCCACCCGCCGGCCCGGGGGGTGCGGGTGCTCGCGCCAGCCCCGCCCGCGTGACGGTGTCCATCCCTATCGGGGTGGCGATCAACCTGCTCGTGCCCTGACCACAGACACCATGACACGCACAGAAGCGTCGGCCTCTACAAGTGGAATGGGCTGGTTTCCACCTTCACCCGCAGCCAGAAGGCGCCGTCGAGCTCAAGCTTACAGTTGATCTTGTACGTGTTCTCGTTTCCGCCGCGAACCGACGACGCGCCCGTGCCCACGCGCCGCGTAACGTTCGGCCCCTGCCGAATCGTGTAACCAGTGTGCGAATGCCAGGACGCCGACACGCCGTTCCAATGACGGTGAACCGGGAAGCACCAGATCCGCATCTTACGAGTTCGGCCGCAGGACGCCGAGCCCAGATAGGTGTAGCCGTTAGTGTCCCGATTCCAGATCACCGAAGCCTTGACCTTACAGCCAAAGCCGCTCGCTTCACGCACGGAGCCCCCGACCGGTCCCTCCGCCAAGGCGCTGCTTGGAGCCGCAACCAAGGCCAGACCGGAGGCAAGGAAGACGACCCCCGCCGACAGTACGCGTAATCTTCCTCGGAGCACCAGAGATCACCTCGATAGCTTCCGCGACACGCTCACTTTAGGCCTATCAAGCCTGCTGAACCCCGTCCAGGGAAACCTACGATTCTGTCCCATTCCAGAAACGGCGGGCGTCAACTGCATAGGTCAAACCGACCTACTGGACCCGCCGCCTGAAGGACCCCCTTGAAGACCCACCGTTGCGCCCGCAGTGCTGACCATCGGGTACGCCACTCTGAGGTCATCGCTGTGTCGGTTGCGTTCTGGCAGCGCGCTCGATCGTGAAACGATTACTACCAGTCCCGCCGTACCGGTCGAGTAGGCACCGGGAAGGAACGCCACCTTGAGCGCCTTAAGCGACCACAAGTGTGCCCGCCCCGCGACGAGTTACGCAGAGTCGTGGCGGTGCGCAGAATGCGGGCTGCTGTGGGAACCCTTGCCCACGACACCCGTCGAGGATGAGGAGACACAGAAGGTCCGCTGGTTCGACCTCGTCTCCAACATCGCGTCCATCGCTGCCACCGCGGGCATGCTCGGCCTCTTCTGGTGGCTCGGACTGCGGACCATCTTCTTCGGCCTGAGTCTGTGCCTGCTCCTCAGTGTCGTCTCGGCGTGGCTGTGGCAGCGATGGCGAAGGTGAGACGATTACTGCCGATCCCACCATTGCGACATACGGCAGACTCTCGCTGAACGCGAAAGCGGCCCGTTGCCACGAACCGCACTGCCCGACAAGGGCCGAGAACGAGACGCGAAGAACGCAGCAGCTCAGCCGAAAGGCAAAGGCGGAGGGGGCGAGGCCCCCATCCCCCTGGCCGGCCCCGGGGGTTGGGGTGCGCCAGCTCCAGCGCACGGAAGCGCCCGCCTCGCTGGCTGCGAGACAGGCGCCTGCCGAGCTACGCGCTAGTTGTTCTCGACGCCCCGCCGCCGCTCGGCGGTCTCGTGCCACGCCTTGTGCGCATGTGCGCCGAGCAGCGTCGTTTCAAGATCGGCCGTGACTTCGACGGCCAACCCGATCAGCTCCGGATCGGCGCCGCCCTGGAGCAGCCTGATCAGGTCCCGATAGATGGCGACCGCCGAATAGGCCAGCATCCGGTACGGCTCGTAGTTCAACGTCAGCGCCAGCGCACCGGCCGCCGCCATCCGACCACCGTCGTACGACACGGTGATCTCCTCCGTCGTCAGGACGATGGTTACCTCCGGCGGCACGATGCCGACCGACGCGAGGATCATGGCCAGGCGCTCGGTTGCTTCCTGCGCCTGCTGGGCCAGCGCGCCCAGGCCGGGCACGTCGGGGGTGGATTCGGTCACGGTCGTTCCTTTGGTCGTTTCGGGTGGGAGGTGGGGGGCCACGCGCCCCGAACGCGCGGCCCGGGTCCTGCTACGCCTCGGCGGTCAAGCTGGCCACGTACTCGGCCAGAGTCATGCCGAGCGCCTCGGCGGTCTCCGTGAGCAGAGCCACGCGCTTGGCGTTGGCCGCCGCCTTCTTGTCCGCGTCCTCCTTGGCGCGCCGGGCCGCCGCCGTAGCGATCTCCTCCGCCTTGGCCGCCGGGTCGTCCGCCTCGGCGATCTTGCGGAAGTCGGCGAGCATGAGCGTGCGCGTGGCCAGGGTGGACATCGGGCTCACGCCGAGACGCCACGCCCCGTCGTCGGCGCGGGTCACGATGCGCCGACCGTCCGGGTAGGTGGCGACGATCTCCGCCGGGTGGGCGTCGCTGGCCGTCATCACGCCCGACCCCGGGCGGGAACGGTCGGACAGTTGCTCATGGCCCCAGTAGGAGACGGCCTCCGCGATGGTGGGCGACTTCTCGCACAGCGCCTGCCACGCCTTGTCCGGCCGGGCGGTGCCGTCGTCCTTCGTGGTCAGCCAGTGGAGGACGGCGGCCAGGATCTCGCTACGGATGCCCGCCTGCTTGTCGGCGGTCTTGGTGGTCTTGCTGGTCGTTCCGGCCATGATCGGCCTGCCTTTCGGGTGGGGTGGCGCGCCCCGGGTTGGGGCGCGCCTGGTTGGGTTACTTGTCGGTTGCCGGGCGGTCGCCAGGCGACGGGTGAACGCCTTCCGGGTGGCAGGGGCAGGGCTGGTCAAGGACCGTGGTCTCCGCCGCCTCCGGCACTGGCGTGTCGTGCGCGGGGGTGGGGTGCGGGTCCTCCCAGCGGGTCACGCCTTTGGGCAGGCCGCCCGGCTTGGCCTGATGCGGGGTGGCCTGCGTGTCCTCCGAGGAGTAGAAGCGGTCCCGGACGGAACGCCGCCCATGGCGCTTGCGGTTGCGCTTGCGCCAGGCGATGACCGCCAGGATCAGGGCCAGCACGGCGAGGCCAGCGTACGACTGCCACGGGAGGCCGCCGCCGCTCATGGCCGTACCGGGCGTAGCGGCGGCGTTTCCGCCGACGTCAGGCAGCATGTTGACCAGGTCGCCCGCCTCGTTGGCGCACTCCAGGCGCTTGCCCGTCGTGTTGCGCGTGGGGCACGCAACCACGAACCGGACTGCGTCCTCTGTGCTGCTCGCCGATGGCGTCCGCTGCCCGCCTCCCGTGGCCGGGGGGCAAAGTGACGGGACCAGCGCGCACAGCGCGTCGGCCTGCTGCGGCATCGCCGCGTACGGGTTGGCCTGCTGGATGGGCGCGGCCTGTGCAGCGGGTGCGGCTGGTGGCGCTGTGACCGTGGCACGGACGGTCTTGGTCCTGGTCACGGTGGGCGCGGGCGTTGGGGTGGCTGTCACGGTGGCCGTGGTCACCACGGGCGACGGGGTGAGCGACGCCGTGATGGTGGCCGTTGCCGTGGTGGTGGCCGTGGACCGTTCGGTGACCGTGGCGGTTTCCCTGGTCGTGGCCGTGATGGTCTCCGTCTGCGTGACGGTCACGGTTTCTTCCGCCGCTGGCAGTGCCGCGCCTGTGGACGGTATGGCCGCCCACGCGACGCTGGACACGCCAGCCGCGATCAGGCACGAGGCGAGCGCGGCGGCAACCGCGTTGACCCATCGTGCGAGCTTGGGACCGGTCAAGGTCCCTCCCTTCGGGGTGGGGCTCTCACCGAGCGTGTGAGCCCTTCACCTGGTAATCGCTGACATGGGAGGTAACGTTACGTGAACTGATATCACGGTTGGATAACGGGATGTAACGTCACCTCCGATAGTCTGCCGTCATGACACCAGAGCAGGAGGAGATCCTGGCGGCACTGCGCGACGCCAGGGAGCGCGTGGAGGCAGGCAAGCGGGCGGCGGCCGAGCGGCGCAAGCTGGTCGCCAAGGCGCGCGGCCAGCACATCCCCATGAAGGCGGTCGAGGACGCATCCGGGATCGGGCGGAAGGTGATCAGCGAGATTGAGCGGGAGGCAGGCTTCGCGCCCCGCTTGCCGGGGGGCGGCTTCCCGGAGGGTGCCCAGGTCACGGGGGCCGAGTAGGGCGGTGGGCGAGATCATCGTCGAGGCCGGCGGCGCGCTAATTAACCAGAAGGTACATTAAGCCGATCTTGTGCGTTCGCTAGCGGCACTATCTAACATGGGCTTCGCCAATCCTCGCTAATGATCTTGCTCTCGCGTCCCCGTACTCCACGCTGCACTCCCGTGATCTTGCTTGCAGGGATCGGGTCAGCTTGCGCCCCGGCGTCAGCCTGCGTGCACCTCAGCCCCGTGCAGCCTCATTCGTGAAGGCTCTAAAGCAAGCGCTCTTGCTTGCGTCGCATCGGACGGGACAGCGTGCCCCGTGCCTCTGGTTGCGTTGGGTGACATCCGAGGGACATCCGGTACGTCCGGTACATCCGGTACGCATGCATATGGGATCCGGGGGTTCGGGTCTTGATCCCCTTCCCTCCATGACTATCTGTAGATGAAAGAGGAGGATATATATACTTATAGTAATAATGATCTTGAAATAGCTATTATTACTGGATGTCCCGTGTAAACCCTCCTTGACCAGCGACATCCGGTACGTCAAGGCCTCATCCGGTACGCCGGGACGCTCATCCGGTACACATCCGGTACACGCGCAGAGTGACATTTGTGGTTACGGACAGTCTTCACAACATCCACCCGTCAACCCGCTCACACCCCCGGCACTCCTGAGAGACACATACATGCGTACCGGATGTACCGAACGTACCGGATGTCGACGTTTCCGCAGGTCAGACCCCGAATTCTCATCCGGTACAGGTCGGTACGCGCGTACCGGATGTACCGGATGTCTCGGCTTTCAGCCGTCCATAGAAGCCCAACGGGGAAGCAGGGGAAGTATGGCGACGGACAGCAGGGCAACTCGATAACCTCTCTTGGCCCCAGCCGGTTCGGGACAATCGAGAACCTTCACGGGGCCAGCGTCAGCCCTACCAAGCCCATCCCTCTACTTCCTCCGCTTGTCGACAGCGACCGCAGCGCGTGATCATCTGACAAGCAAAGCCCTGGCAGCTGCACGCCCGCTCGCGGCAAGCTGCGATTCCCCGGCCGGTCCCGCCGCGGCGGCGCGCGTGCCGGCAAAGCCGAACATCCGGAACATGTAGACCTGGTCAGCGCTCGGCGCCCGCTCCTTTTCGACGTCGCCCAGGTCCCGCAGTGCCACGATCAGAGTCCATGGCGGACCAGCCGCACAAGGCAACTACCCGTTGATATGGAAAGGAATATGGGACTCCGCCCCAAACCTCGGCCCTCCTCGGAGATGACCCAAGATCGTTGGGCGCTGTCGAAGGTGAACCGGCGTGGCCATCTCCTCGCCGGTCACCCCAAGGGACACCTGACCAGCCGCGCCCGGGCAAGCCGCTTACTGCCCGGCAGAACAACCAACGCGAGGAAGGTCACCGGAAACATGTACACGCGAACGGCGGCTTGCCCTGGCACGGCTGGTCAGGTATGGCGATGCCTGCCCGAGGAGGAGATTATCTCAACACCCGCCTGGAGACAGGAGTTGCCTGTCGGACCTTCCAATTGACAGGTATGGTCGGTTTCGTTGAGCGGGGGCACTGCGTCCGCATCCTATGGTGAGGTTTCTATGGAGCTGCAGCCGTACGAAACGACCTTCACGGTGGCACTACCTGATCGTGAGGGATGCTGGGACGCTGTTCATCATGTGCGCCACGCTTTACTAGACTGGAGTGGCTTCGACCTCACTAAAATCTTAACTCTCGTAGATACGCGCTTGGGCATATTTGAGGAACTTGAGTGGATCAAGGTCCAACGCAAAATAGGCAAGAAGACCGGCTCGCACCTTCCACCTCATCGGGTTACTGTTACTGGCTCTAACAGCAAGTTGGTTAAACTTGAGAAGTCCTTGGACTTCGCTACAGCGACCGTGACCTTTGTCATCACGGGCTTCAAGCCGCCGACGGCGCCAGCTATATCGTTTCATCTCCGTATCAGGACGGATGATGCGAATGAGCCCGGAAAAGTGCAAGACATTTTCCGCCAATCAGTCGACACATTCGTTGCTATGCGCACCGCGCATCAATCAATAGTTTTCCAAGAACCATCAGTATCTGAAGGCGCCGATATGGCAGACAGTAGTCGGGAGCTAGAAGAGCTAATAGATTCAGGCGCCTACGATATAATCTTCAATCCATGGTGGCGGCGCCTCTGGCGACTGATCAGCACTCAACCGTTAATGGTGCAAATAGTTGGTGGAACTGTCGCCACAGTCGTCGGGGCAGGATTGATAGCATTGGTAGCCAAGCTGCTGTAGCTCTTGGTGTACCACATCTCGGGATGTCATCTTGAGGCGCCTGAGTGCCACCCCTGTGGTCGTGAAGCGCCAGCTATATGAGCTTATCGATGGAAGAGACGCACTGAAATGGATTATGTCGAAACTCCAGAAATCAACGAGACCCGCAAAAAGACTGCTGCCATCCAACATGATCTCAGAAAATGGCGCCTTTCTTACATGTCGCTTATAACGGTAGTTTCTAGTGCAATACTTGGATCGCTCACCTTTTTGACAATAGGATTGATCGTGCGGAATCAATCTCTTGTTAACAATACGGGCAACTTCTTGGCTATTCTGGTAATATTTAGCCCGGCATGGGGAGCCGCAGCATTAGAACTTCGCGATCGACTCTTTGGTCTGCGCCAAGAATTGGTTGACTTAAGGCACGCTCTCCGAAGCCTGGTAGCCAAAGCCGTAAACTCGCCACAAAGCAGGTATATAAGCTACAAGGATTCTCTTCCTGAACTGATTTTGCATTTCAGAACTCGCGCCAACAGATATCGCTATATCCACAATGCACTTCAAACAATAGTAATTGCCGGATCGGTCATTACTTCCACGATAATCGCTGCCGCAGGGGATCTTCCATGGGGTCGCTGGCTAGGCGCAACAGTTGCGCTGCTTCTTGGCGTATCGGCTGGAGTCTCTAGCTATTTCAAGCTCAACGATAAAAGCGCGGCCCTCCAAAAGGCTGCCGACGATATTGAGATCGAGATGAGAGCGTTCGACCTTTCTATCAACGATTATGGCTCGATGGAGACAGGCGACGCCATAATCCAATTCGTCAAGAAGGTCGAGAAAATACGCGTCGAGCATGCCACACACGCGCGGGACCTCGACCAGTCAGCCGATAGGCTTACCTTTACCTACACGCAGTCTTCCTCTCCTACATGAGAGCCGTGGAACGCCTAGCTCGAAGACCTCAGCGTTCGACTTGCCATGTGCAGCACCAAAGTGCAGCAACCATGCCGACCACTAGCAACCGCTCACGATCTCTACAACCCGCGTGACCTCTACGCCACCCCCTCAACGACCTTCACGCCACGAATTCGCATCGAAAGGTCAGTACCTCCGCCTGGCCCGGGAGTCGTGATCTGCCGACACTTTAGCCGGAACGTCAAGCTTTACGCCCGATGGCGCCGATAAGCTGCTCGTACTCCTTTCTGAGTTTCCAGAACATTTCGATTACATCCGCTTCGAATTGCTCTGGCCAATTCCGTCGAGAGTGCCACGAATAGGTTGTGCCGAGTTCTTTCCATTGACTATGCCTGACGCGCCAAGAGTTATGGTGGTCAAGAAAATCAAGATAGGAGTTGGGAATTGTTGATCCCTCGATTAGGTGACTCTTGCCAGCCAGTAGAGCCTGAATAGCGAAATTTCGAGGCATAGCTTCGGTCTCGACCCAGTGAAGCCATATAGGAAGCTCCTTCTCGGGTATGTGATCACCGTCAAACACGTGCTGTCTGCCTAGAGTTGCGAGAAGGTCCTCCCAAGTAAACCGTCCCTCATATACTAGAAAAGCAAGGGGGCCATACAGTTCTTCCAATTGTTTCTGAACATACTCAAGTCGAGCCGAAATCTGCCGTCGCCGAATTTCGTTTCTGTTTGAAAGAATACTAGTAACAAGCCACCCCAATGCAGACACGGCCCCCGCGATGATGGCGACAGTTATAGCTGTGTTCATAAATCTCCAAAATGGCAACCAACCAAGCTAAGGCCCAGATTCTTCACCGCGACGCCCCCACAGGGTGATCACATCATGAAGCGGGGGACCACCTGGGGACCACACGCTGTGCATACCGCTGAACAAGCTCCGCCTAGCTACACCGAACGCGCCTCGCAAAGAGGCTTTGACCTCCACAAACGATGAGCCCCGCCGTACTGGGGGTCAAGGGGTCGCAGGTTCAAACCCTGTCATGCCGACCAGATCGACGCTGGTCGAGCATGGTGTCACTCACCGGGATGGCGCCCTATCGCATTGGTGAGAGACCAACACCCATCGTGGTCAGAGCGAGGTGGCGTCGCGCAGCTCCGACACCGCCGAGTGCGCCACGAACAGCCCGTCTGGGAGCCGCCGTCCTCGCCCGTCGCGCCGTTCGACGCTCGCGACCCAGCCGTGCCGAGCCAGTTCGGTCAGCGCGGCACGCACACCGTTCGCCCCGTGCTTGCACACCCACGGGCGGCGCCGCAACGCCTGCCGGACCTGCTCGACGGTGAACTCCGCGACGGCCTTGCGGCGCATCCATGTCAGGACGTGCCCGGCGGCTTCGCTGACCCGGCCCAGCATCCCGTCACCACCCGGGACCATGCCTGCGGCGCCTCCGCTGAGCACGGCTTGGGCGTGCTCGATCGACCAGTCGGCGATGGTGAGCGCGTGCTCCATCACTGTGCGGTCCACCACCTGCTGCGGGGCTCGCCCGTCCGCCAGGTGTAGCAGGGCGGCCAGCCGGTAGGTGATGCCTTCCAGTTTCTTCGCCCATCCCTTGATGTGCGCCAGGTCGCCGCTGTCGGGGTCGACGCGGCTTTCCATCTCGATCCGCCACCCCAGGTGCAGGGCTTCGGCGTCGTCGCTGATCCGCATGGCGACGGGTTCGCGCGGCTGACCGTGCTCGTCGAACGCGGTCCCGTCCGGCAGCACAGCGTGGTAGACGCGGAACACGGCCTCTCGCCAAGCTCGGGCCAGGTGGGGTGGAACGTCTGGCGGGTTCTTGTCGCGGCGGCCAGCGAGGCTTTCGGGTGCGGCGAACAGGAAGCGGTTGAGCAGGCCGCGGTCGGCGACGGCGGGGCTGGAGAGCGCATCGGCGACGACGACGGGCTGCACGGCGAGGCTGATGGTGAGGGACGGCCGGTCCACCTCGAACGGGTCGCGGGTGATGCGTTCGAGCCGGTACGGTTCGCTGCTGTCGTAGCTGGTGAGCACGAGCTCCAGGTTGGGGATGCCTCGGCTGTAGCGGCCGGACAGGGTGCCGAGGAAGCCGCCTTCGGCGGAGATGATGCCGATGTGGCCGCCGGTGCGGTGCATGATTTTGCCGAGCACTTCTGGGGTGACGTCTCCGGCGAGCAACTGCGGTTTGGGCGGCGGGGTGGTGTCGGCGATTTCCTGTTTGATGCTGTCGAGGTCGGCGAGCAGGTTGGTGCGTTGCCCGCCGTGGGCGTCGGCGATTTTGGCGACGAGCCGGTCTCGGGTTTTGACGGCGATGTCGTGGGCTTCGGCGGCGTCGCCGTGGTTGTTGCCCCAGTCGCTGCGGAGGTGGCGTTCGAGGTCGTAGACGGGTGCGGCGACGGCGCCCACGGCGGGTGACTTGCCTTCGCCGCTGTCGGCGATGGCGGCGAGGAACAGGTTGAGGGCGTTCTCGGTCCATTTGCCGGTGATGGTGGCGTGGTTGCCGACGAGCGCGGCGAGCGCGCCGAGGATGGCGAAACACGGCAGGTCGACCGGTACCTGCATGAAGACGGCGACCGCTTCGGCGAACTTGCCGATATCGCCCGGCAGGCAGCCAACGGGGAACGGCGGCAGGACGACGTGTGCGCTGTCCTGGCCGGGCGCTGTCCATGGCGCTGCGTTGAGCAGGTCACGGCTGGCGTAGACGCCGCGTTGGATGTCGGCGTCGGCGGCGTTGGCCATGACGTGGCGTACGTCGCCGGTGCCGGTCGTGCCCGGTTCGGCTGCCGCCTCGCCTGCCTGCATGCCGTCTTCTCCCCCGCCGTGGTCGTCGTGGTTGTGCTGGGTGCGGTGCTCGGGTCGCGCGTCCGGTTTGGCGTGGTCGGCCGGCCAGGGCACGTCGCGCCAGGTTTCGCTGGGCTTCCACGGTGTGATGCCGCACCTGTCGCGGATGTGGTCGAGGATGCGGGCGGGCAGCGCGCGGGCTTCGAGGCTGGCGAGGGGGTTGCCGGCGGCGGCGGCGATCAGGTCTCGGGCTGCTTCTTGTTCGTCGCCGTGGTGGTGGAGGTGGGCGAACAGGCGGGCGTGGGTGAGCCGGTTGCCGGGTCCGGTGGGTAGGCCGGTGGCGTCGGAGAAGACGACGGCGACGGGTATGCCGCCGTGGCCGCAGCGGATCGAGTAGGCGGAGGTGGCTCCGTCGCGGCGCCACAGTTCGGCGCCGTCGCGTTCGGTTCCGGCATGGGTGTAGCCGCACGGTTCGAGCAGGTCGCGCCATTCGCACACTTCGTCGAGCGCGTCGAACGGGCCTACCGTGCCCGCCGTAGCGGCCCCGGCGGGCCGGGCGATTCGCGGCTTGGGCCTGGGCGGTGTGCTGGCGGTTCGCGGCTTGGGTGCGGCTGCGGGCTGGGGTTCGGGCAGGTCGATCTGGTAGAGGAGGTGCGCCAGGTCGCGGAGCCGGTAGGTGGCTCCGGTGGAGTTCAGGACGCGGCAGGGGCGTTCCAGGCCTTCTTTGCGGTTGAGGGTGCCGGGGATGCGCAGCACCCGGTCGAGGTTGCCGACGCCGGTGCCGTAGTGGTAGCCGAGCCTGTTGGCGGCGGCCTCGATGGTGTGCTGCCAGCGGGCGGACATGTCTGCGAGGTCGACGAGGGTGTCGGCGGTGATCTGGATGGGCCGGTCGAGCAGGTGCCACGGGTACAGGCCGCCGCCGGAGTGGATCCACAGGGTGGGTTCGGGCAGCCCGGCTTCGGCCATGATGCGTCGCGCGTCGCCCTCGGTGGGCGGCAGCGGTCGGGTGATGTGGGTGTGGGTTTTGCCGCAGTCGCTGGGGCAGAGTTTGTGCTTGTGGCCTGGCCCGGCGATGTCGAGGTCCGCCCACATGCCGGGCAGGGCGAGCGACATGTCGGCGCCACCGCGTTTGCCGGTCGCGGGGGTGCGGCTGAGCGTGGTGACCCGCGCGTAAATGCCTTCGCGGCCCTGCTGGTCGAGCCAGTCGATGTAGGCGACGGCGGCGGTGACGCCTGCCGGGTCGGTGGCGAAGCAGCGTCCCGCCCAGGCGCCGGTGGCGCACACGTTGATCAGGCCGGGCGATTCGCCGTGGAGGTGGGTGAGCCATTCGCGGGCCTGGTCGAGGTCGGCGGCGACCGTCATACGCGCCGTCCGGAGGGCCGCGGGGGCAGGTGCATTCGGCGACGCCTTTCGTGTGGTGCGAAGGGTGTGGTCAGCGACAGGCAGCACAGGTGAGGCAGTGCGGGGTGCCTTGCGGGCCGTACCGTTCGTGCGGCCAGCCGCAGCCCTGGCATCGCCCGTTGAGCTGGTGGGGTTGGGGTACGGTGACGTTCGCTTCGCGCAGCCGGAGCGGGATCACGGGCGTCCCCGTTGGCGGGGCGCCCTGCCGGGTGACGGCGTTGGGCGCGCAGGCGGCGCAGCGCCATCCGAGCAGGTAGCGGCGGACGGGGGTGCCGCCGCAGTGGCGGCCGGTCGCGTCGTCGTAGTGGCCGCATACCTCACCGGCCCCGTGGTTGGGGCGGGTGTCGGGGCTGGGTGTAGCGGGACCGGTCATTCGTCTCCCTCGTCTCGTGCGTGGTCCGTAGGTGGCGTCACGCCTCTGAGGGAGAGGTGACGCCTTCTACGGTAGGCGTTTCTGCTTGCGCCAGCTACACGACGGGCCGCGGGTAGCCGGGCACGACGATGGAGTTGCAGGGGTGGCAGAGGACGAAGATGAGTGTGAGGATTCCTCCGTTGATCAGGCCGTATGAAAGCTCTTGGGCGGCACAGTGGATGCCGCAGTGGTCGCAACGGCCAAGCTTCGCGCCTTGGATGATGTTGCTGACGCATTCTCGGCAGAGCACGCCGCCGGGCACGGCGACGAACCCGTAGAGGGGTTGCGGGTGGTCGAGGTGGACGCATCCGCGCGGGTCCGGCCCGTACACGGCCAGGAATTCGGTCACTGCGGTGGCGACCCAGACGGAGTGGATGGGGACGATGGGGTGGGCGACGGGGTCGGAGAGGGATTCGTAGATGCGGCGCGCGTCGTCGGCGGCGGCCTGAATCTGGTCGGTCACGTGGACGTCGCGGGCGTCGCCGGTCACAGTCGGCCTCCGGTGATGGTCTTGAAAAGGGTGTTGATCTGGCCGAGTTCGGTGAGTGCGGCGTCGCGTTCCTCGATGGTGTCGGCGAGCAGGCCGAGGGCGTGGTCGCGTTCGGCGATCGCTCCGTCGCGCTCCTTCTCGGCGTCGGTGGCGCGTTGTTCGGCTTCGCTGATGCGGGTTTCGACAGCGCGCAGCAGGGTGAGCGCGTCCCCGGTGCCGTTGGCCGGCGCAGGGGTGCGGTCGACGGCTGGGAGGGTGTTCCGCGTGGGCGGGGCTGG